AAATTTCTTGGCCTGAATTATCTAATCAAACATTAGCTGAAAGATTCTCAATGTTAGATCCTGAAGATTGTACAAAATTTTATTGGATAGATGCTGTACCTTTTGGAAATACACCTCCCACTGGACAGCCCGGTCAATTAGTAAAATGGGCAACTGATCCATTAGATCCAACTTTATTTGGTGAATATGCATGGGATCCTGTTACAAATATGTGGAGTGTAACATTAGGTAATATAATAGTTAGCATAGGTCAAATAAACAGATCAAGAAGAAATGCTTGGTTAGCATCATTTAATGCACTTACATTAGCAAATGCACCTTTTATTTGGGCTAATGATTACGTAATGTTTCATAGATTTAAATATGAATTAAAATATCCAGTTTAATTATGAGTTTTATAAAGAACATAGAAATTTGGAATAATTACATACCTAGAGTTTGTAATGTTGATTTGGAAGATTATTGTCTTAATGGTGCAATAGGTAATACTTGTACTGAAAATACAGGTTTTCCTGATACAATAGATTTATTTACAACAGCAAGAGCAACATATGATGCTTGGTTAAATGCTGTTAATGAATACTTTTTATCTTCATATGCTTTTTATTATGATCCTGGTTATCAAGATCCTATTACAGGAGATATAATTATACCTGAAGGTTTACTTAATGAAAAATGTAATTCTTTAAGTAATTTAACTGCAATGTGTGATTTATATTATGGACAACCTGATGGTTTTATTATAAAATCTATAAATTTTAGATCTAAAAGAGAGCAGATGCAAAATTCATTATTGCCTTTGGGAGACCCTAATAAAAAAACAGGTGTGGAAACAATCACAATAAATATTCCAGTAGGACCAAATGTACCAGATCAACCATATACATACACTATAGATTTTACAAATTATCAAACTCCTGAGTATAGTCATTATTTAGAATTTAGAACAGTACTGGGATTAATGATGCAACAACTTAAAAAAATTATGACTGCTACAGGTAATCATCCTTTAACACCATTTAATATTCCTTGATATTAGTTAGTTGAAGTTTGTTGGTTTATTCTTACAACTACGGACAGACCCCTGCACTTGTAGGGGTTTTGTTTTATAGCTATATTTGCTAATATAACTAATTTTTACTATATTATTATGAGAGAGTTTAAGACACCTGATTTATCAGCACCGAGATATAGACCTGAAGTATCTAATCTTTTAGACAAAGAGTTCTTTGATGGATTTAAAAAAAAGTATCCTAGATATGCTAAGTATGAAAACAGCATGTTAAAGAATATAACAAAGACATTTAATAGAACAGTGTATAATATGGTTGTTGATAGTAGAGATGGTGTTCAACTACCTGATCAAATTGGATGGCTTTTTGTAGGAACATGTCAACAAAGTAAGAAAAGAAATGTTGATTTTTCTAAATCTAGACAGTATGGTGTAGAAGTGAATAATAATAATTTTGCTACGGATGGAAAGTTAGCAAAGATATTCTTTACAAGCAATGCACTAAAACATAAAATGAAAAATAGAGAGTATTGGACTTTTGTTGCATGTAGAGATTTTAAAAGACTTGTTGCTAAATCATATCCTGAAAATTGGAATATGTACAGAGTAGTAGAGAATAATAAAAAAATCAAAAAACTATATCAACAAGTATACTATGCGGGAAAGGAAGCGGCACTTACCCAAAATGCTCTTAAAACATATAATGAATTTGAATTATGACAACAGTTGGTGAAGCAATATCAAGAATGAGAAACACTCTTAAAGCAGTAAAAGAAGATCCATTCTTAACTGATAGAGTGATTTATTTATCTCTTTTAAAGTATGGTCAAACATTACTTAAAAGAGAAGACAACCAGTATAGACTTATGAAAATAAGTTCTATATTTTCTGTATTACCTTTTGTAGAACTTATAGATGTAGATAAGATTGAAGCTGGATGTACAGGAGTATATTCAGGATGCTACTTTAAAAGGACTAAAGAAAAAATTCCTTCTATATTAAATGGTGTACTAGGTCCTATTATACGTACTGTATCTTCAATAGATGGTAGTGATATTATGTTTAGAACAAATCCTGGTACTTGGGTTTCTATAACAAGATCAACTACTTTTAAATATAACACAAGAAAATATTTTTGGTTTTTAAATGGCTATTTGTATCTACCTAATGTTGATTGGGAGGCCATAAGAATAGAAGCTATATTTGATGGTGATATCACAGCTTATCAATGTGATCCAGAAGATCAATGTAAACTTAAACAAGATCAACCATTTCCATTTCCTGATTATTTATTTTCAGAAATAGAACAGTATGCACTAAAAGAATTAACCATGATTGCTCAAATACCAGTTGACGGTACTGATGACGGTCAAAATATTTTAAGATAATGGACTTTAATTATACACTCAAATACAGAACATTTGACCAATTGATGGAAGATGTTCAGATTGATTTACCAAGCTTTGCTTTAGAGAACATGATTGAGCCACAGCAATTAATTAAACTTGCTAGAAAGATCAATTATGATTTAGGTCTTAGAATCAATCAAACTAAAGAAGTGGTACTAGATATCTGTCATGGAAGAGTTAAGCTCCCAGACGACTTCTATGTATGGAATTTTGGTATGTCCTGCCATGAAAGAACAGAGCATGTTGGTTATGATGGAAGAGTTGGTGGAACTAATATACAAGAGGTTCCATTAGGAACTGTAAAATATCAAGAATTTCCTGGTGGTGTAGATAGTTGTGCTGTAGCAACAGTTAACTGTAGAACCTGTAATTCTAATCCATGCAACCACACAGCTGCTTGTGGACTTAATACACCTATCACAAATACAACACCAACTTATGATCCAGAGAATCCTTATGGAGATACATGTGTAGCTCCAAGAGTATTTATGAATTGTAAAGGAGAGTCATATGAATTAATCCAAGTAGTTCACTCAGGACTTACAAGAAAATATAATACACTTGTTCAGTTAAGAATGAAACCAAGTCAGAACATAGAATGTGAATGTCCTAACTTGTATTATAATGGTCCAGATGAAGGTTGGCTTAAAGATGGTTTTCTTTTTACTACTTTCCAAGATGGTCATGTTTATGTAAATTACCAAGGAGAACTACAAGATGAGAATGGAAACTTAATGGTTCCTGATCATCCAAGACTTAATGATTACTATGAATATGCATTCAAGAAAAGAATTCTTGAAAACTTATATTTGAATGGAGAGGATGTAGCTCAAAGATTACAAATCATTTTACCTGAACTAAAAGATGCTAGAAATAATGCTCTTAGTTTAGTTAACACTCCAAACTTCAGAGAGATGGAGCAACTATGGTGGACTAATAGAAGAGCTCAGTATTCTAAATACTATGACATGTTTAAAGCTCCAACATTTGGTAATTATGCTAGGTTAAATTATAATACTAAAGTAATCTAAGATGGCAGATATGCAAGATACTTCCCAGACTATAACGGATAGTTTTATAAAGGGGCTTAATAAAGATTCAGATTCTTCATATGTTACAGACGGTATGTGGACACATGCTGTCAACATGGTGAATAACTCTAAGACAGGTAAAGTAGGTTCAATATCTAATGAAGCTGCTAATTATATTTGTTTTAATGCTGGTGCATTTATGCCTAGTATTGCTGTAGAAAAATTAGTAATAGGGACTGTATATCTTTTTTCAGATAAGTGGATAATATTTACAGCGGGTCATAATACAAATGGTCAGCCTGTAAGTTCTGAAATTGGTTTATTTGAAGAAGAACAATGTAATTATAAACCTATTGTAATTGATGCTTGTTTAAATTTTGATAAAAGATATTTAATATCTGGTGTATCAAGATTGAAAGAAGATTGTACATGGCAAGTATATTGGGGTGATGGTTTAAATCCAGATAGATATTTAAATGTTGGAGATCCACATACATGGCCTGGACCAGATTATTCCTACATAACATCTATAGGAGCTAATGCAAATTACTACCAAGGACCTGGAGGAACTAAAATACTTTGGCCAAATGTACAATGGATAAAAAAATGTGAAGTTGTTAATGACTGTAACATATGTGAAAACACAAACAAATTAGATTGTGAGCATATTAGATTAGCTAGACTTATGACTACACCTTGTTTAAACTTAACAAGAGGACAACAAGGGGGTACACTGGCTAACGGGACATATTTTGCTCTTATAGCATATACTATAAAAGGACAGAAAGTAACTGATTATTTTGCACAAAGTAATTATCAGTTTATTTACTCACCTCAAGATCTTCAAGGATCACTTACTTTAAACATATCTGCAGATAATGTAAACTTTGATGAGTTTCAATTAGTAATGGTGAAGTGTGTTAACCAACAAACTGTAGCGCAGTTAATGGGTATATACTCCACTAATACATCTACCGTAAGTATTGATCAAATTGATAATGGAGCTAACATAACAATACCTCTAGAACAACTTCCTTTACAAACTCCAGTATTTGAAACTTCAAATCAGATAGCAGAAGTAAATAATTATTTGCTAAGAGTTGGACCAAGAAGTAAGTTTGATTTTAATTATCAACCATTAGCTAACTTAATTAGAACTAAGTGGGCTTCTGTAGAATACCCTGCAGATTACTACATAAAAGGTGGTAACAAAACTAACTATATGAGAGATGAAGTATATTCATTTTTTATTAGATGGGTATATAATACAGGAGATAAAACTTCTACTTATCATATCCCAGGAAGACCACCTAGAAACTTTAATGTTCCTAACGGAGCAAGTTTAATTGAAAATGCTATTTTAATTGGTAATCAAAATACATTATACTCAGATGATAAAGTATTTGAAGTTTATAATACTGCTACAATAGACAATTCATCCTCACTAGTCGGTACTAATACTGATGACGGGGGAACTGTTATAGCAACAGGAGACATGGGATATTGGGAATCAACAGAGAAGTATCCTGATAATAGACCAGACATATGGAATCCATCTGCACACTGTTGGACAGGTCAAGATGCAACTGTAAATCCGGAAGAGTTTGATTTATGTGGTAAACACATTAGACATCATAAATTTCCAGAAGATTATGCAGCTGGAAGTACAGCAGATACAGTAACACATTTCAGAAGAAATCCTTCTCCTCAAAATAATACTAATCAGTTTTTTATTAGACTAATGGGTGTTTATTTTGAAAATGTTGCTTTACCAAAAGATAATGATGGTAATGATATACCAGGTATTGTAGGTTTTGAAATTCTTAGAGGTTCAAGAGAAGGTAACAAAACAATTGTTGCTAAAGGAATGGTAAACAATTTAAGAACTTATCAGGTTCCTGGCTCAGGTAATATTAGTACTACAGGTTTATATCCTAATTATCCATTTAATACTATACAACCTCTTAGTGCTGCACTAGGGGGTCATGTTGCTAATTATAATGATCCATTTATTAGAGCCGGTATAAGTAATGATCCAAATTTTGTATATACTCAAAGTGTACCTGATGATATCTTTAGTTTTCACTCACCGGATACTATGATGACTACACCTTTTTTATCAACAACAGAATTTAAAACTTATGGTCAATTATCAGGATACAGTCAACAAAATTTTAATACTCCATCAGATCATCCTAAATTTAAATTGTTATCAGATGTTATTATTGTACCAATGTTACTTGCAGGATTTGTCGAAGCAATTATTTCATCTGTTGGCAAAAGAACTGCTGTATCTAAAGGTCCTGCATATCAAGATCTTGAAGTTCCAGATGTTAGAGGTAAAGAATTAAAAAATCATGAAATTGGTGGTTTTGTAACTAGTTTTGGAAATTTTCTTGAACCGGGTGTCTTAGCAGCAGGATCTGGTGATACATTTACAGGAAGTGTAACTTTTAAACCCTTAAATGGTGGTGATTTTTATGGTGAAAGTGGTAAAATTACAACAGAACAAGAAGGTATTCAAGTAAGTAAACCTGGTGATTTTGATACAAAATTAAATAGTTTCATTGGTACATTTGGTACATTAAATGCTCAAAGTACTCTTCCATCTATTATAGCAAATATTGGAGCTGGTGGTGGTAATTATGAAGATACATATGAAGATGCTGCCAAAAGTGCTAAAGATGTACTAGGTGGTATATATACAGCTCAAGAAATACATTCTGAATGGAATGATTCAAGATATTTACCTACAAGTTTAAAAGGGGTAAATAATACAGGTAGATTTGCTTATTATTTCTCAGAAGGAATGAGAGTAACTTTAGATCTTATTTATGTTTTAACAGCATACAAACAATATGCATTACAACAAAAAGCATACGGTTTTTATGCTAACATTGAAAAAAACTTAAATACTGATACTACAAGATTTAAAATGGAAGATGGTTTTTATCTAAGAGATAATATACAATCTGTATCTAGATATCAAGACAATAATGGTACATGGAGATCTTATAATATTAATAATATAAAAAGATCACCTAAAGTAATTGTAAGAACTAAAGCCGGTAATAATCAAAACATAGGTCCTAAACTATTATCTGGTGATAAATCATTAACTACATTAGGTACATTAATACAAACAAACCCTACTTCTTTACTTCCTATTGGAACAAGTTTACCAGATTTTGAAGGTAATATTGATAGAACTTTTTCATTACCTATTCAAAGTCACTATGGTGCTATAAGAGGTAGAGTAAGAAACCAATATGGTCAATTAGATTCTATCAAACAATTACCGGTTGGAACATGTGAGCAAAAGCTTTCTGATTATAATATTAATCCATCAACTATAGTTTGTGATTCTGTTAACATAATAAAAAATACAATTTTTAGAACTACTCTAATGTTTGGTGGTGATACTTACATTAATAGATATACTGAAAAAGATAGTATGTGTTTCTTCTTTGATTGGTTATATAATCAACCTAACGGTTTTGAATATAATTATTACTTGAGAAGTATGATTCCTAATCCAAGGTTTAGATTAAATAGTAGATTTTATGATGCACAAGATTTTGCACAAGCATTTAATGTACTTAATGTAGCTAACTTACCTACTGTTATAAATAGTATAATTAGTATTATTACAGGTGTTAGTAATTTTCCACCTGGTGAAGGTATATTACCAACTGATTTTTATAATTTAGATTATGTTAAAGATTCTAAAAAATATAATTACAATAATGATAAAGCAGGAAACTATCCAGGATTCTTTACTTGTAAAGATTCTTATTTTTATATATCTGTATCTTCAATAAGAGACTTTTTTGTTGAGTCAGAAGTATTAGTTGATTTTAGAACACAACCTGAAGAGATTGCAAGAAAGTATTACAATCCGTATAACTTTACAGATTATAATGCAATGTTTGATACTAATCCTCTTATACTTGGAGTAAATAGTTTTAATCAATATGATTATTCATTAAGTGTATCTAAGTTATATAATCAATATTTCTCATTAGGTAGTGTGCAAAGTAGATACTATAATCCTAATGTAGCTGACTTATGTTATACATATTATCCAAATAGAATTATTTACTCATTACCTCAACAAGATGAAGCAATAAAAGATAGCTGGTTTGTTTATTTAGTAAATAATTACAAAGCATTTAAGTCTCATGTAAGTGGTGTTAAGTCAATAAATAAATCTGGTTTAGTAATCACATTTAAAAATGATAGCCCTATAATGTATCAGGGTGTGGATACTTTACAAACTGATTTAGGAACTAAAGTTACTTTAGGTGATGGAGGTTTATTTAGTCAAGCACCACAGCAGTTATCTAATGCGGATAAACCATATGAATATGGAGCATCACAAAATAGATTGTCTGTAATATCTACACCAGTAGGTATATACTACATGTCTCAAGCTGCAGGTAAAGTATTCTCAATTGGAGAAGGACTTCAAGAGATTTCTCAGCAAGGAATGAAATGGTGGTTCACTGTGTTCTTACCGTACAAATTAACACAAGACTTCCCATTGTATCCTTATCAAGATAATCCAGTAGCAGGTATTGGATGTCAAGCAGTGTTTGATAATACAAATACTATTTTATACTTCTGTAAGAAAGATTATGAACTTAAAGATAAGTACAAAGGAAAAGTAACATACATTCCACTTAAAGGTGATAGCACAGGTGATTACTTTATGATTAATGGTAATACTACAGCTAAATTCAAACTTGGTGATCCAATCTTATTTAGAGATGCATCATGGACTATAAGTTATGACCCTAAAAATCAGTTCTGGATTAGTTTCCATGACTGGCATCCAGATCTATTCATGCCTACTAAAGATGTATTTATATCTACAAAAGGTACCGGTGGTTGGAGACATAACTGGATCTGTGATAAGTATTGTAATTATTATGGTATTGATTATGCATGTGAGATTGATGTTCCAATTACAACTGGTCAATCAGTTACTACTACAAGATCTGTTGAATACATAATGGAAGCATATAGAAAAACAGATAACTGTGTAGATTCTTATCATGTACTAGATTATAACTTTGATACGGCTGTTGTATATAACTCAGAACAAGTATCGGGTTACTTAAATCTTAATATATATCCTAAGAATGATCTTGCTCTTACAAGACAATTCCCAAGATTGAATCCAGTTACCTTAACTTCATTTGATATTTTATTTTCAAAAGAAGAAAACAAATATAGATTTAATCAGTTCTGGGATATTACAAAAGATAGAGGTGAGTTTCCAATTGGTACAGCTTACCCTGCTGGACAAGGACCATATGTATCTGGAACTACAACATTGTTAGGTAATTATAGCAATTTAAATACATGGATTACAGAACCAGATGGTTTTAGAAGAGTATTAAATCAAAATAATCTTAACTATGCTAAGCCAGAATTACAAAGAAAAAAATTCAGACATTACATGAGTTTTATTAACTTCAAGAAAAATATATCTGGTAATACAAATATTGTTTTAAAAATTGATAATAGTAAAAATGAAATTTCTCTAAGATAATGTATAACAAGAAGACTCTATCTAAAGCTACAGCTGAGTTGGACAAAGCTAAAGCTCCTAAGAAACCTAAAGATATAATCACTGATCCAATGGGTCAGTGGAAGTATCCTGGTTTACCTACTAGAATTCCTGGTAATGATATTACCATGAAAGGAGTGGGTTATCCTGTATTAGGTGTAGCCAATAATGGTCAGAGAAAGATAATGCTTCCGGGAGCGGACTATACTTTTCCTGGAGCAGACTATGTGGATGAATACCCACAGATGAAAAAAGGAGGTACAAAAAAGAAAAGAAAGACTAAGAGTATAATGGGTATTAATAAACTCATGCAAAAAGGTCCTTTATTTGAAGACTACTCAAAAAAAATGTATGATCCAAATGTAAACTACTTTCAAGATGGTGGTGATAAGAAAGCTTCAGTAGAAGGATACCAAGATGAAAATATGTGGTTAGGAGATAAGTATAAAGATCTTGGAGCAACAGTTTCTAAAGGTAAAATAAGTGCTTCTGCAGGAAATTATTTTCCAATGATGACAACCGATCCTCAAAGTAATTTTAATCCCTATGTAAATTTAGCAGTAGACTTAGGTAAAGACAGAAATTTAAGTTTTGATTTTCAGCCTGATTATACAGGTGTAAACTTTACTAAAAGTTTTCAAGAAGGTGGTGCAAAAACATTATCTACAAGTAAATCTAAAGATGGAACAATTACCAATAAAGTAAGGAGAGATGGTAAAACATTTTTGCAAGTTAAAAGTAAAGATGGAAAATACTATGAAAAAGAAATTCCAACAGTTACCCGTGCTAAAGGTTTTGAAGCAGCAGTAAGTAAAAGTATTGGAAACCCAATGGACAGAGCTTATGATTATGTAGAAGGTCTTCGTACAAATGGAGAAGATCCTCAAGATAATTTAAGACATGCAACAGCTGGAAGATATGCTGCAGAAGGTTTATTAAAAAATGCCAGAGAAGGTTATATTCCTTTTCCAGATGCTGTAAATAAAGCAACATCATGGTTAACAGCTAATGCATTAGGAGTTGGTCATGAACTAAGTACAATATTTCAAGATAAAAGACCTTGGGGAGTAAAGCTAAGAGAAGCTGGTGAAGATATTTATAATAATGGTGTAGGTGTTAATCAAGGTTTATCTGATAAATCTAATAAAGATAAAACACAAAACTTAAAAGATAGATCTTTAAACTATGAGTTACCTGATGGTTATGGAGAAGAACATCCTTTTCATAATAAATGGGTGGATCCTTACAGTAAAAAACAAGAAGGTGGTCCGCAAAATACATCTGGTCCTAGACAATATATGGATGAATATGAAGAAGAACAAACTATTCCTGAATTTACAGATGCTTATATGAAGCAAAGATATAAAGTTGAACAATCAAATAAAAAAGCTCAAGACTTTAATAAAACTTATGCTGAATCTGAAAATTATAAAAGATTACTAGAAAAACAAGGTTACACACCTGAAGAAATAAAAAATAGAATTGCTTCAGTTACAGGGATTTCAGATTTTAATTACACAGATAATGGACCTAGCTGGGTTGGTGGTGATCCTGAAACTGGTAAAGAATTTATAACTTATAATGTTATGGATCAAGGAGATTGGGCAAACTATGACTCAATTGCAGGACATGAGTGGGGGCATGTCGGAGTAGAATCAGGACAAAGCCCTCTCAAACAAGGAGAGCAAGATGCCTTTATTAATAGACTTAAAATAGACAATGTAAATAAGGACGAAGGGCACGCAGAACATGATAAAGCTCCTCAAGAAAATAGAGCAGATTTGTTACAGTTAAGACAACAACTTCAAGAGGCAGGTTTATTTGATTCTACAAAAACTAAAGAATTTACTAAAGATCATCTTAAAGAATATAAAAAATTAAGAAATTCTTCTGAAGAAAATTATGATAAGTTTCATAACAGAATGTTTAGATTATATGATGATAAAGATATCATATGGTTAATGAATAATATTGCTCAAAATAACAATAAACAAAATACTAATGATGATTTGCAAACAGCTCAGTATGGAATTGAAATGGAGCTTACTCCAGATGAGATTGAAGAATACAGAAAAGGTGGTTACATAGTAGAAGACATATCTGTACCAGAACTTAATCAAGCTCAGAAAGGTGGTGCTAAAGATAAATATGCTACTCATATTGGTGATGATGGTACTGTAGGAAGTACAAATGTACATACTGATAAGAATGGTACTATCACAACTAAAGTACAGGATTCAAAAGGTATAACACATTATAAAGTAAAAACAAAAGATGGTAAAGTATTTTATAAACAAGATGCTTCAACAACTTATCCAAAAAATAATTCTGTAGTTCCGGAAAATTATAAACCTGATCCTAGACAGATTGAAATGAATGATGGACCAATGCAATCAGTAGATGACTTTTGGACATTACCTATTGGTATGAGTAGCGCAGGAGTTAGGGGTACAATAGGTTTAGCAAAAGGTTTAACTTCTCTTGGACGTAATGCTGCTAAGTCATCATTAGTACAAGCAACAAAGCAAGGTTTTAATCAAAGTTTAATTAAAAGTTTACCTGGATCTAATTTAAAGAATTTAGTTAATTCATATTTTACTACAAGTGGTATAAATAACTATATAGATCAAAATAGTGATGTAAGAAGAGCAACTAAAAATGCTTATGATGATCCTACACTTGATAATGTTGTAGATGCTGTAGGTGAAAATACCTGGAATGCACTCAACTTTTCAGGACTTAATGTAGGCAAAGGTGTAAAACAATTAGGTAAATATGCTACAACACAAACACCTTTAAAAAATACATACAAAGTATTACCTGAAGGTACATTTAAGAATTATTCTAAACTTAAAACAAAAGGTAAATCATATAGAGTTGCTGGTCATGATGCACATGCTGATTTTACTGAATCAGGTTTATTGCGTTCAAAAACTAACTTACCTGAAAAGGCAACTATTTTAGATAGGATGGAAAAAAGACCTACAGCATTTCCTTCATTTCAAAAAAATTATGCTGACCTAAGCTATTTACCTGAAAATGGAGGAGTAGTTTTTGAAACAAGTTTGCCAACTTTTAAAAGAGGTCAACTTAATCCTGTTACTGGAGAAAAAATAAAGGGTAGACATTATGCTCATAGAGTTATTGATCCTCAAACTGGAAAAACTCTTACAGAAATTCCAGCATCTGATATAGATGTTTATGAAGGTTCTGCTAATTGGTTAAAAGGACATAAAAAAATATCTGGACAACAACCTCAAGCTTCTGCTAATAAAAATAAAATACCAGGACTTCCAAGAGTAGTTAGTTTTTTAAATGGTTTAAACTATGGAATGAATGATATTATAAAAGGAAGAAAGTTTTCTGAAACATTTCCTATAACAAAAAAGCAAAAAGCTAAAATAGAATATTTGCAAGATCAAGCTCATAAAGGAGGACTTGAATTTATGAATGATTATCTTTATCGTATTCATGATGGTGTACCACATTATGGTGAAATACATCCTGATGTTAGATCAAAAATAGATAAAATAACGGATTTAGAAGATCCTACATTAGATGCTTTTAAAAGAAAATTTGATATTACTCATAATTTAATAGGTCCTTATGGTAATGCTCAACATCATTTAGCAAATGCTGATGAAAAAGAATTAGTAAAAGCACTTAATAATGGTACTTTGGATGCTAAAACTGTAGATTATATAAGAAGAAATAAACATAAAATAAGAGGTGTTAATTGGCATCCTAAAAGTATTACTTTAAGAAATAAAGGAGTTTACTATGAAAGCCCTGAAGCTATAAGAAATGTGACAGTTCATGAAGCAGGACACAGTATGCAACAATTGGGTTATGGAAGTAACACAATTCGGAATAGTTTGTCTATGTATGATCCTAAATATCCATATGATATTGCAAATGAAAATACTAAATTTGGTAAAGAATTTAGAAATGCTCAAGTTTTTCCAAAAGAAAAACAGTACTTATGGGAAGCAAGTCCATTAGAAGTTCATTCAGAAGCAATGGCTGCTAAAGATAAAATCTATAGAGAGTTTATTAAAAAAGGAATGAATAAAATGGATGCTTTAAGATATTTAAGAAATCCTGATAATACTTTAGCAGATGAGATTATTAAAGAAGGTTCATTAAATAGATTTTTTAAGGATGGTATATCAAATGATCAAAAAAGAAAACTTATTAAAATGTTACCTGCAATAATACCTGCTGGAGCTGCAGTAAATTATATGCCTAAACCTCAAAAATCTAAACAAATGAAGAAAGGTGGTATTGTTGCTGATTTAACTCATGCAGAAATTCAAGACTATATTAAACAAGGTTACATTGTTGAAGATGTAGACTAAATTTTTAAAGTTTAAACAATAAATTTATTTTTAGTATATTAAATTATAATCTTTACAAATGGAAAGAAGAACAGTTAGAATTTACAAAGCTCCCAACGGACAAGGTGAATATATAAATAAGACAGGTCAGTTTTTGAAGAAAGCACAAATGGGTGTTGAAACAAGAAGTGAGGAAGTCATGCAGGAAAAACAAATAGAAGCATTAAAACAATATGTAACTGGGGCTTTAGATAATCAAATGGAGCCAGAAGAAATATATAGATTATTAGTTTCTAAAGGTGTTCCTAAAGAAATAGCATATCCTATTTTAACTCAAGTTATGCAAGAAATGGAAGCTCCAGAAGAAGAAGAGCAACCAGAAACTAAAGAAGGATCTGCTGAAGAATCTAAAATTGGTCAGTCTGAGTTTCAACCTGTAGGTCAAGAGAATCAAGAGACTGAAGAAGAAGATGCTGCAAGTGATGGTATGAATTATGATAATTCATATGCTGATGAAGAAGACTCAAATGTTATTGCTAACAGTGAAGAAGAATTTCAAGATGGTGGACCAATTTTATCATATGAACAATTATCAGCTAATGAAGGTGAAGAAGAAGATACTGGTGATGATTTAAATGACAGATTAGCTTCACTTGAAGACTTTGTAGGTAAAACTGAAGATGATGACTTTAAGAATTTTGGAAAAGACATCAGTGAGTATGAAGGTAATTATACACCTATTGAATGGGATACATTAGGAGATGGCTATGGTTACTATAAAAAAGGAGGTTCTAAAAAGAACTTTACAAAAAATGTATTATCTCTTATCAAAAAACAAGAAGGTGGTGATGCAGAAGAGTCTACTGAAATAGGTAGAGGTAATAAAAAAGATACTTTAACAAATGATGTTTCTAAAATTAAATCTTCATTTACTGATAAACTAAAAGAAGTATCTAGTAAAGCTGCTATAGATTCTATCTATGATAAGATGATGAAGTCTAATGATCCTGAGTTAATGCAATCTGCACAAGAACTTGCTCAGAACAGACAGAAGTCAAGTCAAATGGGAAGTTTTGAACCAGTTGCTCAACAAGGTGGTTATATAGGAGAAGATCAGCCTGACATGTTTAGTCAAGGTGGTTTTGATATGCCTCAAGCACAAAAAGGAGGAATGCAAAAACTTGGTGACTTCTTGTTAGGAGAAAAATATACTACAGCTAATAATCCATATAATGCTAAGACTGGTGCTTTGTATAAAGATCCTTTGACAGGTTTAACTCCTGTAGCAAGAACTGTACATAAAAGAGGTATATTAGGAAGACCTAAAAAATATACGGATTACTATTCTAAAAGTGGTAACATTAATGTTCCAGGAGAAAGTGTATCTAAAAAAGATGTAAAAGCTGATTCAAAAAAACGTGAGTATAACATACCTGATGACCAATATGAAAAATTGTCTAGAAGAGAAAAAAGACAAGAAAGAAAATGGGCTAAGTTAGAGAATGAAGATAAAGAATTTATGTCTAATCCTAATCTTATGCAACAAAATGATGGTTACATGCAACAAATCAATGATGCAAATGGTAATAGATTAGAAACACCTAAGCTAGTTGGAATTTCAAAAGAATTAAAACCAGAATTATCATATGAAAAAAGAATGAATATGGATAATGCTGATTTTTATAATAATGGATATAAAGAACAACCTTTACCTGATGGATTAACTGCAGAAGAAGAGGAAGCTATGGCTCAATCAAATCTTGAAAGAGATGCTATTTTAGAAAAATATACTGCAGAGAATGAGGCTGCTAATGAAGCAGAAGCTCAAAGAAAAAAACAAGCTTCACTTTTTTATCTAAATTATCCTGAAGGTAATACTGATAGACGTATTGGATTAGGTGATTATACTGATGGAGATCTTGCTGTAAATTATGCTAAAACTAGAGATAGAGCTTATAATCAATTTGCTAAAGCAAGAGATTTTAAACCTGATCTTAAAAAGTTTTTTGAAGATCCTGAAACTATTAAAAAAAGAAAAGAAGAAGAGGAAGCAAGAAAACAAATGCAAGAAGAAGGTACAGAAGCTGAGTATGAAAAAAGATATGGTGGTTTACCAAAAGCTCAAATAGGTGTTAAATCTCCTACAAATATGTTAAATCCTGCATCTGATGCAACAGTTATGAAACCTGGAACTGGTCCGTTAGCTATGCCTCCATTAGTTTCATCTGCAAAAAAAGAAGATTGGCGCGCACCTATGTTAGCACCAGCTGATGAAAATGATGATGATTCTGCATTACCCGATATATTAGATCCAAATAAATTTAAAGAAACTGTTCTTAATACAAAAGATACACAAGGAGAAGATGATTTAATAGCACAAGATGTAGAAACAAAAAGAAAATTTAATGGTGTTAATTTTGATAACAAATTAAATATGGGTCTTGATGCTTTCACTGGAACAATGCGTGGTTTAAATCAAGCTAAGCAGCAAAATGAAATGTATGCAAATAACTTTAATGCTGATAGTCTTTATGGAGCTTCTACTAATAAAGACAAAGGAGATTATGTAGCTTATGGTCAACAAACAGGAATGTTTAGACCAAATGAAACAGGTCAAGAAACTATGGGTAGATTTGCATATGGTCAATCTGGTGGTTATATGGAAGAAGGCGGTTTTGCTGAGGGAGATGAAGTTGATATGACTGAAGAAGAATTAGCAGAATTTATTGCTAACGGAGGTGAAGTAGAATATTTATAATCTTAATAAGATGAAAGTAAGAATTAAAAAAGTACCGCAAGCTAGAACAGGATACCAAGTACAAGGTTCTTTAGCTAATGATGTACCAGCTATGGGTGGTGCAGATTACAATGCTTATATAGGTAAACCAAATCTAAAAGCCAGCAAGTATATAACGGCTGTTCCTAGAGAAGAAGCTAATCTAGAAGCAGAAGGAGGAGAAACTGTATATGGTGACATCAATGGTGATGGAATGCCAGAACACAAAACTATCAAAGGTCCAAGACACTCTGGAGGAGGTGTTCCATTAAACTTACCTGATGACACTTTTATATATAGTGACTTCAGAGGTATGAACATTAAAGAACCTGAGTTCTTACAAATGTTTGGTAAAGGTAGTAAGGGTAAGAAAAGTTATACTCCAGCGGCACTTGCTAAACAATATGATATTGAGAAATACAGAAAGATTCTTCAAGATCCAGACTCAGATGCAATTGATAGAAAAACTGCAGAGCTGATGATTAAAAATTATCAAAACAAACTTGCAGCATTAGCATTAGTACAAGAAGGTAAGAAAGGATTCCCTCAAGGTATGCCAGCTGTTGCAAAACCTATGCTTACAGAAAATCAATATTCAGAAGATACATTTGTTGATCCTTCTATTAAAGAATTTGCTGGACAAATAGATGGTAAATTACAAGAAGTAGAACAAAAACAAAATACTGAAGAACAAGATCCTGACTATGCTCAACAAGCTGAAGAGATGAATGAAGGTCAACCTATTGCTCAACCTACTGCACAGTATGGTATGTCAATGGGTGGATATGATTTACCTTATGGTGATGATATGCCAGAAGCAGAGTATGGTATGTCTATGGGTATTACTTCTAAGAACTATATGGGAAGACCTAAGTCTGCTATGTATGCTAGAGGAGGTGCTTTAAGAACATACCAAGGTAAAGAAGGTGCTAGTTCTACTGGTGCTACAGGAGGTGCTCCAGCTGATAGTGATGTAATTGATGTTACAGGTTTGGATGAAAATGCAGCTAATGCTAAATATTATACTTGGATGGATAGACATCCAAATAAAGAACCTAAAATAATGTTGAATGGTAAAGCTGCTAGATATGTACCACCATCTAAAAAAGACAGTCCAACACTTGACGATCTTAAAGCATTGCATCAATCTCAATACAAATATTTAGAAACAGAATTAAATGATCCAAAATCAAAAGTTAGAGAAGCATATTTAACAGAATATAAAAATGCATTACAAAATAGAAAAGCTTATGGAAATAGTCCAAATGCAAATAAAAGGTTTGAAATGTATTCTAAAATGGATATAAAACCTGAAGATGCAATAAAAAGTTTATTAGATCAAAAGAAAAGAAATGATTCAATCAAAGAAAAAGGTATAGATATGCAACTTTTTTCAAATGAGAATGCTCAACTTTTAACACCAGAAAAAATGGTTGCTGCTGGTATTAAAAAAGGTGATGGCTCACCTATGACTCTTGATGATGCTAAAAAAATACATAAAGAATACACAAATAATAATTGGACAACTAGAGATCAAGTTGCAAAAGCAGCAGGTGTTACAATACCTGATCCAAAAACAACCATATTAGAACAAGCTAGTACTCATGCAATTGCAGGAATGGCCAAACAAAAAAAGAATGGTACTTATAATAATTTTGATGATGATCAATCATATAAAATGTATCAATTTTTAGGAAAAGATAAAAGTAGAGAAACTAATACTGGTGCTGCAGATGAAAGTTCAATGGGAAGTTTATATGGTTCTGAGTACAACACAATGTCTCCAATAGATGGTGTTCCAACAAATTCAACATTAGGTCATGGTTTTGATCCAGCTATTGATAAAGGAAAATTTGAAGCTGTACCTGAAGAAAAAAATAATCAAGTAGCAGGACCATGTCCAGAATGTACTAGAGCTGATGGTAGTGCTTATGTACCAGAAAGAAATGCTGATGGTAGTTGTCCTCCATGTGTAGAAAGTGGTACTCCTGCTCAAGAGACTGAACCTAAAATGTGGTTGCAAGATAAAATGAAAATTGCAGGTGCTTTTGGTGATTTAATGGGTGCTAAGAAATACATGCCTTGGGCTGCTAAGTATGATTTGAGAACACCAAAACCTACATTCATGGATCCAACAAGAGAACTTGCTGCTAATGCTGAGCAAGCTAATATACAAACACAAGCTCTTGGTCAGTTTGCAGGACCTCAAGCATTGTCTGCTAGATCTTCTGGTGTAATGGGTGCTGCTAGTAAAAATGCTGCGGATGTAATGGCTAAATACAATAATGCCAATGTAAACATTGCTAACCAATTTGAATCCAATATTTCTAATATTGAGAATCAAGAGCAACAATTAAATACTGCTTCTCAACAAAAACTATATGATCAGAATACTATTTCTAATCAACAGTATGATAATACTAAGAGAGCACTGAGAAATAATTTATTAAATCAAACTACATCAGGTATTACAAACATGATGAAAACAGATGCTATGAATCAGATATATCCTCAGTTTGATGTTGATGCATCAAGTGGTGGTAAAGTTACTTATGATCCAACAAAATCTAGAAAAGTTAAACCGGAAGTATCAGGAAGTAGTTATGAAGCTTTCCATAAAGAATGTTCAAAATTATATAAAGATGAAACTCAGATTGAAAAATGTGTAAATAAAAAAATGAATACTGCATCATCTAGTGGAGGTGAAGATGATGATGATGCTCAAAAGGTTATGTCAATATATAAACAAAAAGGAGGATTTATGTATGGTGATATAACTTACCCATTCATACTCTAAACTTTTGATGTTTATAGAGAAATTAAAAATTTTATAGATTTACAATAGAAAAAATTAGCTATGGCAACATATATACAAGGTGTAACAGATTATATTCCTGATTTTCAACCATTTCAGCCTGACTATAATTTTTATAATAATGTTTTGCAAACAAAGCAAAATCAGTATGATAAGAATTATAAGCAATTAAATAATCTATATGGACAATTATACTATCAAGATGTTACTAGAGATTCTAGTACTAAGATGAAAGATGATTATTTAAAAAATATAGATTATGAATTAAAAAGAGTATCAGGTTTAGATTTATCTCTTGAGCAAAATGTAGAACAAGCTAAACAAATCTTTAGACCTGTCTATGAAAACAAGAACTTGATGAAAGATATGGCTCTTACTAAGAACTATAAAGATGAAAAGTCAAGAGCATTAGCATTAGCATCAAGTAAAAATAAAGAAGATAGAGGTGCTTACTGGGATGTAGGTATTAAAGACATGGATTACAGATTAGAAGAATTTAAAAATGCGGCAGAAGCTGATGTTTTAAGTTTTGGAAATATCATGTATACTCCAAATGTTAATGCTACTCAACAGTATATGGACTTAGCTAAAAAGTATAATTTATCTGTTGACATAACTCAACCAGATAAATCTGGTATGTATATGGTTAGACAAAAGAATGGAGATCTTATCATTCCTACATTACAAAAGATGTTTTATGCTGATTATATTAATGATCCTGCTTTACAAAAGAAATATGCTACAGAAGCATATGTAAGGAGAAAAGATGAATCTAAAGCAAGAGCAAGTAAATATGGCAATAATGAAATTTTAGCTGAAAAAGAATTCTTAAAAGAACAGTTTTTATTTCTTAAAGATTATACAAAAGAAAAAACAAAACAAGCTGAAGAAGCTGTATCAGCATCTACTAATCAAAAGAATAATGTAGAACAAGATATTAGTAATGGTGAAGTAAATCCATTTCAACCCGCTTACTTACAAAAAATTGCTCAAGCAATTGAAGTAGATGAAATTGTATATAAACATAATAAAGATTTAAGTCAAGAACTTGATCCATCTGGTAATACTTATACTGGAGAAAATACTATAACTAGTGTTGAAGGATTAAATTTAGATAATCTTGAACAAGCAAGATATGATGTTGATAGATTGCATGCAAGTTATTTAGCTGAGAGAGATATAATGTCTGCTGCAGATGCTTATTCTAGAAATGATATGATCTATAAGCAGGAAATCAGCCCTTTAGGACTTGAGACTGTTAGACATCAGCATGCAATGGAAAGAGATCAAGAAAATAATAGAAGAGCTGATTTAAGAGCTTCTGCAAAAATACAAGCTGCTTCTGATGATGCTCTTAATAAATGGAAGTTGGATAATGGTTTTGCTGAAATAGATCCTGAAACAGGAAAAGTTGTTAATGTTAAAGCGGGAGCTCAAGAAGAAGAATCAGGTGATGGTGGTGAAGGTGGTCAAACAGAGGACCGTTCAGTAAACTCTATTAAATATAACAGAAAGGTTTTAAATGAGCATGTTGATAAACTATCAAGTGAATACATAGATACTTGGGTTAATACAATTAAAAATGGTATTGATGGTAAAGAAATTTATGCTAATGACTTAGCATATTTGTTTGGTACAGATCGTGCAGGAGGTCAAAAAATATGGGATAAAATTAAAAATGAATATGATAATGGTGCAGATGGTAGACAAAAACTTGTTAGAGATCTTACACTTAATGCTAAAATTTTTGATTATAAAAAAAGAATGGATGCCTGGGCATTAAAACATAATGCAGGAGGAACAGGATTGAAATATAATAAAACATCTTCTATTTCAAGTTATAAACTTGATCAAATGAAGACATTTTATAGCATGCACTTACAAATTAAAAAAGAAAATGAAAACAGAATTGCTAGTTCTTTAAGTACAAAATTAGAAGCTAGAGGTATTGAAGATAAAGCACTAAGATATACTATTATTGATCAGTATCTTAAAAAATATGTTACTGGTAAAGCATGGGAAGATGATGAATTTAATGATATGCTTGAAAATACTCTTGACAGTTATGAAAAAAGAACAGGTAAACAAGTAAAAACTCCAGGATTCTTTTCTAGAACTGGTCAGCTTATTGCAAATATACCTAATATGATAGGTGCTTCAGTTTCACCTAATCCGACTAATATGTATAAAGCGGGTAAAGCAATTAAAAATTTTTCTAATGGTGATTTATTAGGTGATATGAATGAAACATATGAAGATATTGTTTATAGTCCTGATCATAAGTTAGGTTTATTATCTTATTTACCAAGTATAAAAAGTACAGCTGGTGGTAAAACTTCATTAGGAGCAACTCCAACTTCTGTTAATGTAAACTTAGGTAGAAAGGATGATAACTTAATTTACTTTAATCAATTTCTAAATGATGTAAGAAAAATTAATTTTAATCAAGCTGATAAAAATTCTTATAGAGTTTCTTTAAAAGGTAACCAGTATGATCCAGATGCAGAAATTGATATTAATTTAAATAACAAATTAAAAAATATGTTATTTGATTTATCAACTATGTCAAAAAATAAAAGCCAAAAAGGTAATCCAACTATATTTAAACTTATTCAATCTCAAATTGGTGCTGAAAATTCTGATTTAGGAGCAATGAAAGTTAAAAATATACCTAATGAAGTTATTGAAAAATATTTTGATAAAAAGGCTGATGCTCAAATAATTTCTGATTTACAAACAAATGGGGTTACTTATATTGCACCAGCAAGTAGTTGGAAAAATAGTTTATTCCAATCTAATAAAGTCACTCCTACAGAAGCAGTATTAAATACTGGTAAAAAAATACAATACATTGATCCTGTTTATGGACATAAACTTATCCTTGATAGAGATAATGTTACTGGTAACTATCGCTATACTACTACAATAAGAGCAGTTGATGACAATGGTGAATATTATGAACTAAAAGAATCTAGTATAGCACAACCATTTGGTAAACAAATTGATGGTAAATTAAGTGAGATAATGAAAAGTTTTGCTGATGCTAATGAAATACTTTCTGATGATTTTAAAAAATATCACGGTTCTAATAATGAAAAAACTGTTAAATCTTTTCAAGATAAATTTGGTAGAGTTCCTAAAGATTCTGGATATAAAATATTATAATAATGGCAAATACTAAGGTTGTTCCAAGCATGGCAGATTTAGATATTAATAATTTATCTAACACAAGTAAAATTATTGACACTAGACAAGCAATGTCTGGTGTGACTCCTAATACACCAGCTAAAAATACTAGTAGTAGTAGAGATCGTATGAAAGCTATTTCTAATTCAATTACTGCAAGTGATGCTGCTTTTCAAGATAAGAATGAATATGGTAATGTATATGCTTATGATAATAGTCCATCAGGACCTTCTTTTAAAGCAAGATACAAAGCTTATGGTCAAGAGACTTATAATAAAATAGGTTTTGATCCTAATATTGATAATGAAGCTGTATACAATCAACAGACAAATACATTTGATGATATGAAAAGGTGGGCTGTAAATGCAGCCTTACCTATGGTAGGACTTGGTTTTATGTCTCCTTTAAATTCATATGCAAGTGGTTTTGGAGGTGATCTTGATGCAAGTAGACAAGAAGCAAAAGATTATGAGTATTACAATGCTATAGGTTACTCTAGTAAAGGTGGTGTAGGTGGATTTACTACAAACTTACTAAACTCTGTTTCATACTCTGCAGGTATTTTATTAGAAGGTGCTGCAGAAGGTATGATGATTGGTGCTGCTGTTGGAGCTGTAGGAGGTGGAGGTGCAGGTGCTGGTCCTGGTGCTCTTATAGGTGGTGCTATAAAAGGGTTAGAAGCATTTGCAAAAATTCCTAGTGCCCTTTTTCAATCAGTTAAAAATATTGGTAAAATTAGTACTGCTGTTAATGAATTAAAAAACATAAATGCTGCTAAGAACTTTTTTACATCAGCTGTAAAAGGGACCGCTAAATTTTTAAATCCATTAGAGAATACATATGATGCATACAAATCTTTAAAAGGAGTTGATGACATAACTAGATTAGCTAAGGTATCTAAAACTGCTGGTGCATTTTGGCATGATATAATGGGTGTAAACTTAGCATTATCTGAAGGTAGATTGGAAGGAGGTTTTGCTCAGAAATCTGTTTATGATAAATTGTACAATGACCACTATGCTAAATTTGGTCAAGCTCCATCTTCTGAACAACAAGTAGAAATGATGAAGCAAGCTAAAAAAGCTGGTTTTAAAAATACAATATGGAATACAGGATTAGTATTTAATTCAAACAAGATTGCTTTTCCTTCTATTACAAGAGCTAGTTTTTTAAAAGGTGTACCTAGATTTAATTTTGGAAAAGTAGTAGGAGAAGTTGGAAAAGAATTTCAACTAGTATTTAATCCAGCAGATGATATTGCAAAATCTTATTATTCTAAAGAAGCTATATCTTTAAAAAATTCTCTTAAAGCTTTAAAAGATCCAAAAAAACTTGGTGCAGGAGCATTAAACTACTTTAAGAAAAATCTTGTTGAAGGTGCTCAGGAAATTGGTCAGGAAGTTTTAGCTTCAGCAACAGAAAAACAATTTGTTGATGGTTATTATAGCAAAGCTTCATCAGGATATATGTATAGTATCGGAGCTTTATTAGATGGACTTGGTAAACAAATGAATGAACAAGGTGCAGAAACATTTGCATCTGGTTTCTTAATGGGAAGTTTACTAGAAGGACCAAGTAAATTATTTAAATTTGGTACTAAGAACTTTAGTAGATTATATACAGATAAAGCATTATATGAAAAAAATCTAAAAGAAAGAGGAGCTCAAGCAGACAACATTGTCAATGCATTAAATAACATGCATAAAAATGCTAAGTATTTCTTTGATCCTAGAATGAGTAATTATTCTACACAAATGCTTGTAGCAAAAGCTGTGGATAATCCTGATAATGTTACTAAGAAAGACGCTAAAGATTTAGAATTTCAGGCTTTTCAAAGTTCAGTACTTACAGCTTTAAGAACAGGAACTTTTGATATGTTTGTTAAAAATCTTGGTGATTACAAAACATTATCTCCTGAAGAACTAGAAGAAGCATGGTCATTAGAACAAGGTCAAGGAGAGAAAGCTTTACAAAATATTGATAAAGCAATTAATTCTGCAAAAGTAACTGAAGCAAGATTTAATTATGCAAGAGATAAGTTCAAAGACTTTGTTGACTTAAATAACTATAAAGAAGGTTCACCAGAACATCAAGTAGCACAAATATATAACCAAGCATATCTGGAATCAATAAACAGCTTTGTGTTCCTACAGAACAGTTTTGATGACGGACTAAAGAGACTAGAAAAGTTATATGGTTCTGCTAATAAAATTAAATCTTTGTCATCAAGTGCTTTTAGTAATTTCAGTATTTTATCTGACGCTAATAAATTAAGTGCTCAGATCAATTACCTTATGGAAGAAATTGATTCTGCAGCTTCTACAAATGATCCTAGACTGTCTGAAGAAATCAATAGAAAAAGAACATTACTTAATGCATTAAATACATTTCATACTACCCAAGAAAATATCACAGGTGCAAATCTTATGGAAGTTTTAAATAACATTAAAGAAAATGGTGATGTTAGTGACTCAAGAGTAACAGATTATTTAGATAGTTTTCAAGATGTACTTGAAGCTATAGCTATCAATAATAAAGAAGATGGATCTTTTGATGATGTAGATCAAGTAAAAGCAAAATTAAGAGCTGAGCTTGACAATAATGGAGGTATTGATGATCTTTTTGGTTCTTTGTTTGACATTCATTTGTTAAGACATGAGAACACAGCAATGGCTAAATATGTTAACATGTTGGCTGATCCTCAAGGTTTTTATGATCATTTAAATAAAAACTTCACTTGGATGAAAGATCTTTATAATAACAGAAAAGAATATTATAAAGAAATTGTAAATAAAGAAATCTCTGATGTGGAGAAAAATGAAGTATTAAATACTTTAGCTTCTAAAGGTATATTTGTTGATTTAGATGAGTTTGCTGAATGGTGTAATAATCCAAATTATTTACCATCTTATTTTATAGACACAACTAAAGAAATGATTATAAATCAAGATAGTGTTTTATATGAAGAGTATGCTTATTTATTTCAAATAGCAGCTCAACTATCTGAACAAAGAGCAGCAGGTGATCCTGCAACCTTGCAACAAAAATATGAAGATAGGTTATCTGAATTAAGACAACAAAAAACTACTGAATTAAATAAAGCAAATGAAGATTTTGAACAAGCATTTAAAGATGAAACAGGAGTTGAGTTACAAGATGCATATGCTCAAAATCAAGAAGCTTATGATAAAAATAAACAATTAGAAGAGGATCAAAAACTTGCTTCTGAAAAAATTAATAAGCTTCAAACTTTATTAGATGTAATTGGTAATGATCCTGTAGATTCAAATAAAATTACAGAACTTGCTGATGAATTATTATCAGCAGAAGAACTACAATTAATAGAAGAAGAAACAGATAGTACTCTTATTAATGCTATTGCATCACGTCAATTTAAAAGACCTAAGGCTGGTTCTGATCCTGATATTATTGATAGAACAATTGATATTATATATGCTTTAACAGAAAAATCTCCTACACTACTTGCTCAAAAAATTGAAGAACAAAATAATATTCTTAAACAAAATCCTTTAGAGATAATTAGTGTTAGTGATACTAAATCTTTCAAAGTTAATGAAGAAAGAATTGGTGCTATAAACACTAGATATGATAAGTTTGAAGCTGATTTAGAAACAGAGTTTAAAGAAAAAGGCATAGACAGAGTAACTCAAGAAGATTTTACTGCACAGATGGGTTATGATGCTTATCCTCAAGATTTGCAAAATGAAGTTAATGAAAAATTTGATGCTTATTTAGAGTCTATTGATATAGATCCGGCAAGTTTGCAAGATACTGATGTAATTAAATATTCTAATTTAAGACAGAACTGGTTAGAAAGTTCTGATGGTGCATCTTTATTAAATGAATACAATAAGAAAGTTAGAGAAGAAGGTGAAGCTAGAGCTAAAGCTTTGAAAGAACCTCCTGTTTTAACTTCTAGAATTGCTAAGAATTTAAAGATAGAAGCAACAATTCCTATAAGTAATTTAAATGCAATTATAGACAAACTAGAGAATGCAGTTAAAACTAAAATCTACACTACTTATAAAAATGGTCAGGTAGATAGAGAAATAAAACTTACAGATCAAGATCTTAAAGAAATAGGAGAAGACATTGATAAACTTAAAACATTCCTACAGTACAGACAAGGCTCATTACAACCAGTAAGTTTAGCAGAAAAAGTATTAGAAAGTTTTAAGAAAGGTGTTGCAGCTAGACAAGATGAATTAGTTGATGTATTTGATGAAGATGGTAACAAGATAGGTAGAAAATTTGCTGATGATCCTGATAATAAACTTACTACCAGAGTAACTACAATTTCTGATAACATGGCTTCTAAAGTACCAGGTACAAAAAAACCAGGTTATGATGATGAGTATGTAAATGAGATTGTAAAAGCATTCTTTTCTGAATATAATCTTGCAGTTAAAAAAGGTGATGTTGATGCATTTGATAAAGCATGGAAACTATTTACTGAACTTGCAAGAACAAACTATAAACAGTTTAATAATGAGCAAAAGAAAGCTAGAATTAGAGCTGCATTAGAAAAAGATACAACAGAAGAAAACTTTAAAAAATTAATTGAAAAAGAATCATTTTCAAATAATGCTCAAGCTGGTACTAATCTAGATGCTGCTACAAAAATGTTCTTTACTATTGATGCTGCTACAGGTACCTGGGCTTCATTTAAATATAGTGACAGTGTAGAAATTGACGGTAAAGAAACTAAAATTTCAGACATCATGAGTGAATCTGCTTTTAATCAAATGTTTGGTGAAAGAGGAATTGTTACAAGATTTAGAGCTGATTTAGATACAAAAGGTTATTTACCACTTACTAATAATGTTAAACTATTTGACAAAAGTTTATTAGAAAATGGTGTTTCTGGTGAAACAGATTTAGTATTGATTAATACTAAAGGTGAGATCATGATTGTAGACTTTAAAACATCTGTATCTTGGAATAGTTTTAATAATCCAACCAGCTGGAAGAATGTTGCATATAGAGCTCAGCTTTCTATTTATAGAAACTTGTATCATAATATGACAGGTGTTACTCCAAAGATTGCATTATTCCCAATGAGAATTAGATTGGATAAGAATGCTTCTTCATATGTTACTGAAGTAACTGTTGGTGGTGAAAAATATAAAGATAAACCATTAGAACCATTAGTTCCAAACACAGCTAAGTTATTTAATACACTTGAACTTGAATACTTACCAGATGTAGAAGCTGAAGGTATAACTTTGTCTACACCAGCAATTGCTGCAGAGATAGAAACTTCGGGTGAAGAAGGTGTAAAAGTTGAACCAAGTTTACAAATAAATGCTTCTGATACATCTAAAGTATTACTTAAAGATAATGTAGGTAAGCAAGTGATTTACAATGGTAAGATTGGTACTTTAATTTTACAAGATGATGGAACCTATGGTGTAGAAGTTGATTTAGGTTTTGAACAATCTATGTCTGAAGCTTTAATAGGAAATGAAGAAACAGGACTAAAGGCTGATTTGGCTCTTGCTGAAGGGGAATTTGGAGATCCTAAATTAGCTGCTGAAATCAAGAAAAAAATTGAGGACTTACAAAAGACTCAAAAAGGTAAAGAAATATATCCTCTTCTTTCAAAAAATAAAAATATTACTGATGGTAGTGTTGAATTAATTAATGCAGGTTTAGCTTTAATAACACCAATTGAAAACATTGGTCAAATTTCTATTATCAAAGGGACTGTTATAGATGCTAAGTTTGAAAATAGTAATGAAAACATTGCAATTGTAAATGGAGTAAGATATACTGTAGGAAGAAATGCTTTAGGTGAGATAACTCAACTTGTTTATTTTAAGAATGATGCAAAAAGAGATGAACTTGATCAATCAATTTCTGCTTTAACAAAAAAGGTAAATTCTGAAAGACAAAGAATGCAAGCTGCTAAGACAGAGATTGAAAGTCTTAATGATGAAATTGCAAATTTGGAAAAACAAAAAAGAAATGATGGTTCTGACTTTGTTGGAATAAGTAATAAAATTAAAAAACTTAAACAAACAATCAATACACTTTCTCAAGCATCATTTATTAGAAGAATAGGTAAAGCTCAAGCTAGAATAAAAGAACTACAGGAAGAAAGAAATAAATTATCTACTGATGATAAAGTATTTGTATTAGGTGGTAACAGCAATGATGTAATATTTGCATTAAACAGATTACCTAACCAGTTCCAAAAAAACAGAGCAAGTAAAACCGCAGCTGATACACAAAAAGAATTAAAGCAAATAGCTTCTTTCTCCGAGGCTTCTCCTAAAGTAGAAAAAGAACTAGATACTATCTTAGAGAAAAACTTCCCTGAAGAGTTAAATGTATTGTTTGCAAAAGGTATATCAGAATTTAAAGGAAAGGGTAAAGAGCTTGCTAAAATTAAAAATTGGATTGATGAAACAATAGTGAACCTGTTAGCATATCAAAATATGTTAATGGTGGAAAATGATGCTTTAGGATTTGATGCTGTTGACAGACAAATTAATGCATTAAATGAATTAACCAATCAATTAAATTTAATTAACTTAACTGCTAAAAACAGAATTGCTAAAGAACAACCATATGAACAAGAACTCAATGAAATCTTCGGACCAGAGTCAGAAGTACAATCCGGGACTAGTGTACCTGAGATTCAAAGCCCTACCAGAGGACAAACAAAGACTGTTTCTGGAGAAACAAGCGGAGGACAAGAGAAAGAAATTTCAATCTCTGAACTCAAAAAAATAGTCAATTCTTCCTCAGAAGAACTTGATAATTTATTACCAGAAGAATCCGGTATTAATGTAGCAACTGAAGCTTTTGCTGATATTACTGACTTAGAAGCATTACATCTTAAAAAGATAGAGTTAATTAAAAATAGAAAAAATAATAAATTAACTCTTGATAAAATTGAGATTGCTTTTGAAAACAGATCTCTTGAATTAAAAGAAAAAGTGAACATTGCTTCATTGAAAAAGGGTGATATATTACAAGATATTGGTAACTTTACAAATCAAGATTCTCCTGTACAAATAGTAAAAGTTAACAAAAATTCTGTTATATTAAAGTACGGAGATGTTACTCAAGAAGTAACTGAAGATGAGCTTGAAAATAATTTTGTTAAACCTACTAATGAAACTGTAATGCCCGAAACTGTAAAACCTTCTCAAGAAACTGTTGATGCCTCAGAACAAACTAAAACTGATGCTTCTGAAAATCTTACTAATAAAGATTTTTTAGAGAGAAATGAAAAAGAAGCAGATGATTCATCCAAAGATGACTTATTCAAAAACTTAGAAGATAATTCAAAAACTTGTTAATATGATTTGTTCACTTAATGAAACTCAGATTTCAGACTTATATAAAATAACTTACAAAACACTTTCTGATCTTAAACCATCAGAAAGTTTTGATTTTGAGGCATTTACAAAAGATATTTACACTAGGATTGAAAAAGCTGCTGGTGAAGAAAAGGCTTTACAGTATGCACAAATCATACCTTATGTGATCAATGTTTGTCAAAGTAATAGATCAGATATAAGCAATAAGCTATTAGATTCAGATTTTGATTTTAACAAGTTAATCAAGATAAAAAAAAGTTTTGAGAATTTAGAAAATGTAAAAAAGCTTGTTACAAAATCTGTAAGAAGAAAATCTAAGAAAGAAGTAAAAGATGAATTAGAACATCAAAACTTTCAATTAGATAACTTAGAAATTACTGATCCTGAGAATTCAGAATTAGAAAAAGCAAGAGACAAAGCAAAAATTGAGTTTCCTAATGTCACAACATTTCAGTTTGCTGACCAAAAAGATCCTTCTAAAAAAGAAACACAGGAAGAAGAGGATGTAACATCAGAAGACAAAAAAGTTTTTGAAACAGTAATTAAAAAAATTGTAAAGAGTGTCAAAGAAAAACCTGCTGAGCAAGACAATCCAATGATTGATGATACAGAAGTGTTTTTAAAAATGATGCCTTCAGAAAGTCTTGAGGATAAATATAAACTATCTAAAGATAAATCTGAAACTGCAAAATCATATAGAGGAGTTCTTGCAGTTATTACTGATGCTGATGGTAATTATATATATTTTGATAAGAATGGTAACATAACTGATGAAGAAAATGGTATTGTTGTTTATCAGTTTATAAGAAAACCTTATTTGTTAGAAGATACATTTAACAAAAATAAACCTGCTTTCTACACAATTTATCATAAAGCTGGTAAGATGTATAAGAACACCTTAGTTGCTGCTAGTAAGATTGCTGAAAGATTAGGTTTAGCATCTGGTACCGTTCTTAAAGAACAAACAAAAGCAATGAATGGTGTATATAACATGCGTAAGGATGTTATAGATAACAATGCTTCATATATTACTCAAATCACTGGTGGTAGTTTTGGTATAGTTAGTAAAGCAAAAGCTGATCAAATCAATGCAGAGTTAAATAAAACAATTAAACTTACTAAAGAAGATATTAAAGAAGTTAAACTTGTATCTACTAAAGGTAGAGATAGAAATAAAGGATTTTATCAATTTTATATCAAGAAGAATACAGAAGCTCTTGGTGAAATTGAAATGCCAGTGAATGTTCAAAGAGGTAACTTTAATCAAGCACTTGCTGATAAAGTGGCTGATGTTATTACAAGTAAAGCTACTAATAAAGGACTTCCTCTTTCAGATGATAAAAGAATTGAATACTTTAAAGTATTTTTAAATAATCAAAGAGTAAGTGCAAAGGGGGTTAAAAATGAAAATAACATTTTTTTAGAAAAAGCTACTCGTGGACCTCTTACTTTAACTATCAATAATGAGAAGTTTGAAGGAGATGAAATTTTTACTACTGCTGTAAGAGATAAAATTGCTCAACACTTACCTCAAGCAATTAAGTTTGGTGATAAAGGTTTCATTGGAGCAAATGTAAATCTTACTGCTAAATACATGGGTGTTGATAAGACTTATACTGATTATGAAATATCAGGTAATAAGATTACACCGGTTGAAAAAAACTATATTGAAACTGTAGTTTTACCATTTGCATACTTGCAATATGAAGCTGAGTCTGCAAAGAGTGTTGCAGGATTCAATCCTTATTTAGCATATGCTGTTCCTGATGAATTTACAGAAGATGATTCTGCATTCTTTCCAGTTGCAGTAGATACACAAACTCAGCGTCCAGTTAAGAAAACAACTCAAGTTCAAAAAAATACTACTGCTGAAACTGTAGTTAAAGAAAAAGCTAAAGTTGTTCAAAAGAAAAGAGCTACTAAAAAAGTTGAGACCATAGAAGAAATTGAAGAGATAATTGATCCGGATCTTATTAGTCTTAATGTAGCAAGTAACCCTAGTGTAAATATTACACCAGATGAGCTTACTGGTTTTAATAGAAGCAAAGATTTAGATATTTTAGATCAAGTATTTACTACTGAAGCTGACAAAGCAGAAGCAGAAGATTGGTGGGCTAACAACCCTTTGAGTAAATATATAAGTCTTGAAAGAATTACTAAAGTTGTTAACTCAAATGCATTTGCAACATTTACAGGAACAGGTATTACACTTTATGAAGGTGATGGTGGTACTGCTGTGGATTTATACCATGAAGCATGGCACGGATTCTCTCAATTATTCTTAACAAAAGCTGAAAAGATTAGATTATATGAAGAATTAAAGGGCCAACCAAAATGGGCCAATAAATCTTACTTTGAAATAGAAGAAGATATTGCTGAGGATTTTAGAGATTATGCTAGAAGCAAAGGTAAAAAAGAAGCTCCTAAAGGATTTTTGGAAACAGTATTCAGAAGAATGTACCAGTTCCTACAGAACCTCTTTGGTAAAGTAAGTAACCAAGAATTAGCTACAAGACCAAGAGATATTGCATCTGTAAAAGAATTGTTTGATAAGTTATATTATGCATCTGAAAGACCGGAGTTATTGCAAAACATGCAACCTTCTACAGATAACATGATGTTTACTCAATTAAACAGAGCTAAAGCTATTACTTCAGTAAAAGATGTAGCTACTAAATATGAACCTTTTGATTCTGCTGAATCACTAAAAATTGTAAACTATTTAGATAGCATGATCCCACAAGTTTTTGATGCTTACAATAAAAAGTTTGGTGTAACATCAGGACCAGTGAAAGTTTTACAAACTAATACCAATAGAGAATTCCTTTATCAGTTATTAGAAAAGAAACTATCTGAAAAGTTAGATGCTGTAAGAGCAAATCTTGCAACTAGGGCTGCTGAAGGTGAGGATATTGAACCTGAAGACTTAGCACAATTGCCATTCTTAGCTAAACTACTAGATAATTTTGGAGATATTAAGCAAACTATTGACAGTAAAGACCAAAAAGGTGTTGTAGCTTTCCATTTACAAAATTCTAAATTTAAAATATTAGCAAATAAATTTATTGAGTTAGAAGAAGATCCAACTGATATTGATAACTCTAGAATTGTTAGGCTTGATGGTGGTAATATTTTCTCTTCAAGAGAAGCTGCCAGTCAAGAAACTAAAACTATTCTATCTAGTATATACAAAATAGATAGAAATAAATTTACTATTACCACCAATGATGATGGTACAAAAAAATTAAATGTTGAGTATGAAATAGATCCTCAAACAGGTCTTCCTGTGTTATTAGATGAGAGAGAAATGTGGAGCAAGGTTGCAAAAGTTACAGCTGGTTCTTTTGATAAGGAGGAAATGTATAAAAGACTTGCAGATGGTGTAATTGATAACCCTGAATTTTTACAGTTGTTATCTTACTTACCAGACAGAAGTAAGAATGCTGATGGAACAGAAAAAGATTATGCTGACAAAAGTGAATTTACTATTGAAACTAAATTCTGGCAGGATCTTAAAAAACCAAGATTGTCATATGTACAGTTAAACTTAAATATCCAAAAAGGTCAAAAAGAAACTCTTGCAGAAGCAAGGCTTCAAAGAACAGACTTTGATAGAAGCAAAGTTTTAAGAGACTGGCAGATCAATTTTAAGACTATATCTAAATCTAAATACATTTCAGAAAATAAAGTACTTGACTTAAATGGATTAGTTAAAGATTTCAAGAATAACTTGAATCCTAAAAATGTTGTGTCATTCTTAAATGCTTTAGGGCTCATAATGGATACTAGTAATCCAACAATTGCTAGTGTGTTAGCGGACCCAAATTTCATTAATAAGTTTGGAATCAAGCATATTTATGACACTCTTGAGCATATTAATAATGTAAATGATCCTGAGAAAGCTAAATTTCTTAAAGATCCAATTGAGTATTTAAAATCTTCATTACCTAGTTCATTAGATAAAGGTAAAGCTTTTGACTCTTCTTCAAGAATCAAGGAGCTTGCTAATATCCAAGTAAGATTTTCTGATAAGTATTCTAACTTTAGTGCAATTAGTCCTGAAGGAAATAGAGTATGGGAGCATTTCTTGGATAATACTTTTACAAGAATAATGACTTCTTTAAACCATGCTGACTCATGGCAACAATTAACAAATCCTGAAGCAGATCCAAATGGTTTGTTCAGACATATGAGATACTTAGCATATGACAACAATACTTACACTGAACATTCAGTACTTTTAAAATCATTGTTTAACAGTCTATCTGATGTAACTAATCCAGGTGGTAAAAAAGATAACAAACTTGTTATTCAAAATGTAGCTGGAACACAATTGATTGATAAAAATACTGATAAATCAACAGGTATCTCTACAGCATCAATGGATGCTACAAGTAAGTATTTACAAGAGATACATACTATGTTGATGAATGGTGTAGAAGAGTTCATGAGACATGCTTCTAAACAAATGTCACAAGGCATTGTAATGAAAAATGGTATCAATACTTATGGTAATAAAGCTGCTAAGAATTTATATGTTGACATAGAGAAGTTTTTACCTACAACTAATTCTGGTGAAGATTATTCATTTGATATTTTATCTGGATACTTAGCTGGTGAAGTAAATAGAATTTTTAGATTTGGTTCTGATGTAGATAAATATTCTGAATTTACAGGTTATACAAGACCCGTAAAAAGAAAAACAGGTGAGATTGTTATGTCCGGTCAAGCACTTGCAGCATTTGAAGATGTATTATCAAAAGATACTCAGAAAAAAATCTATGCTATAGTAGATAAAGCAATTGCAACTAAAAATACTGACTTTGATTTTTCAGATATTTATGAAGAAGACACTACTCTTGCATTAGAAATTAGAAAAGATGTAGCTAAGTATTTTAATGAATTAACAAAAGACTTAACAGATAGACTTAATAAAACTAAGTTTATTGACCCAACATTAAGATCCCGTATAGAAAATAAAGGTGTTGAACTTACTGTAGATGAGTCTGACACAACATTAATGAAAGCATATGCTTATAATTCATGGATACATAAATTTGAGACAAGTATTCTTGGTTATGGAGATTTAGCATTATACAATCATGCTAAAGAAGAATTCCATAAGCGTAATGCTGGTTTTGGTGGAGGTGGTTTAGGGTTTGCTTCTGATTTAAAATCAAGAAGTTTTATTAATCAAATGACTAAGTTATTTGAGCCTAATAAAAAACCATTTGACGGTACTCTAACTACAGGTATCATTAGAGAAAGAGTTATAGACAAATCTGTTTACTATGATGAATACTATGATGCTCTTGTAAAAGAATACACAAAAAGATTTGGTTATAAAGCTAAGGCAGAAGACTTAGCAAAAACAGCTTTAAAAGAATATACAAAAATGAAGATTGGTGATGGTCAAGGACACATCAGTTTTGAAACATATAGAATTTTAAAAGAACTTGAAGGTAACTGGTTACCAGAACAAGAAGAGTTATATAAAAAACTAGCTAAAGGAGAAGAAGTATCAGTAGAAGATATAATTCATTACTTCCCACCTTATAAGTTACAATATTGTGGTGCTATAGAAACAACAGGTTTACCACTTGTATCTTTCCATAAATTCTCTCTTGCTCCAATTATACCAGGTGTTGCTAAAAAAGGTACACCTCTTTATGATTTGAATGAGAAAATGATAGCTGAAAACATGGACTATGTGCTTTTTGAATCAGGTTCAAAAGTTGGTCACCTTGGTAATGGAGATGATATAATTGCTAAAGATGGTAGTATTATTAAAGATGTCCCATTTACTAAAAATGTAATTTTCACAGAGTTCCTAAAGAACCAAACAGAAGTTAACTCTGAGTTTAAAGGTAAATCTATATTCTCTACTCAGATGAGAAAGTTAATTTTAGATAACTTATATGAAAATGGTGCGATCAATTCTCCAAATGAAGAAGATGTGGTATCACCATTAGTAAAAAGATATCTTGACAATGTAGCTGATTATACTAAGTTAGTTAAATTAGAGTTATTAGAAGAAATTGGTTTTGATGAAACACCTGACGGTGGTTATAAACCAAGAGACAAAGAAAGCATTGGTAAATTATTATCTCTTGTTAGAAATAACTTAGAGAATGAGGAGTCTTATAGTGATGAGATGATCAACTTTATTGATGCATTAGATAGTGGTGAGTTATTACATGACTTGTCATTACACCCAGAAGCATTAAAAATTGAGAAACTTTTACTATCTCTGATCAATAAAAGAGTTATCAAACAAAAAGTAAAAGGTGAACCGCTTGTACAAGTGTCTTCTGCTTTTTATGAGAATAACCTTACAGAGTCTCCTAACTTTAGAAATGCTACTGATGCAGATAAGAAAAAATGGATAGGTAGTAACTTACTTCCTACTTATCACAAGATGGCGGATGGTAAAACCGCAGCAATGAAGGTTATGATTGCATTACAGGGGGACTATGCTAACTTGTTGAATCTTGAGTATAATGGAGAAACCATTGGTACTATAGAAAGATTAAACCAAGCTATTAAAGATGATGTATGGTTAGATGCAAATAATGGTGCTAACAGAAAAGCAATAACTCTTGTAGGGGTTAGGATTCCGGTTCAGGGTCTAAACTCTATGGAGTTCATGGAAGTATATGAATTCTTACCTCCACAAGCAGGTAATATTATTATTCCTCCAGCTGAGATAGTTGCTAAGTCCGGGGGTGACTTTGATATTGATAAACTTACAATCTTCATGACTAACATAGACACGGATGGTAAGCTTAAAGAAAGAACCTATAAAAACACAGAGGAGTTGAAAGCTTCTCTACAGAACATCAAAGAGAACAAAGAAGAATCAATAACAAAAGTTTTTAAACAACAAAAAGCTGGTGTTGAAAATGATTTGATGAATGACATCAAAGAAATACTTGAGCTTCCGCAAAACTTTGTATCACTTATTACACCAAATGGTACTTTCTTATTAAAAGATATAGCTGAAGACTTAGCTAGAGATGTAATGGAATATGATCCATTCAAAAATTACATGACTGATACAACAACAGAACCTGAAGAAGGTAAGAAAATTATCAGTGCAACAAGAGTATTAGAGCCTCTTTATAACTTATATAAACATGGATCTAATATTGTTAGTAAGAAAACATTAGGATTAGGTGCTGTAGAGAATACAATGAATGTATTATTAAACTCTATTGGGGCCTTAATGCCGGAGACATATACTAATTACAAAGGTGAATCAAGAAGTACTAATATTGGTTTAAGACATAATGTAAGAATAGTTAATGGTAAAGAAAGAATTTCTTTGTCTAACTTATATGATGTAGATAACACAAATAAAATAGCAGATATATTCTCCCAAGCAATGAATGGCTGGGTGGATGTTGAAAAAGATGCATGGATTTTCTTTATCCAGGGTAACTATGAAGTTGCTCCTATATTGTTATATTTAGTAAAAGCTGGCGTACCAGTAAAAGAAGCTATTTATTTTGTGTCTCAACCTTTAGTAAGAGAATATGTAGATGAGCAACGTCTTGCTAAATCTACTTTTGCTGAAGTATTAGGTAAAGCTCCTGAGCAAAAGTCATTTGTTAAATATCAAGCCGCTACAAATATTGTAGATAAATATTTCAATCCTAAAGTTTTACCAGCTAAAGGTAAATCTATTACTAGATTTGAAGTAGGACGTGAGATGTTTAATAACTATATGAAAGACAGAAAAAGCAAAAACTTTACTGAAAAAGAAATGTTAGGTTTGATTAGAGAATCTAAAAATACACTCAGTGCTAAATCTTCTGACTTATCTTTAACTATGTTCTTACATTACTTAGATATTGAAGACCAGATTAAAGGTATCACACAGATTAAAATGAATGCTAATCCAGATACAAACACTAAGTCTGTATTATCTGACATTGAAACATCTGAAGGAAGATTAGAGAACTTAGAAGGTAATGCTGAGTTACAACCAATTATTTCTGCTTTAATGGGAGATTCTATTATTAGTTCTTTCTTTAATAACAAACTAGCATTGTCATTAGCTGCTCCATTATTTAAGTTAAGATACAACCCAGCAATCCGTACTTTTATAAAAAGTAAAGATGATTCTAATGAGTTAATGGAAAACATTAAAACAACATTTGGAGAAGATGGTAGAGATAATTATCTAAACACTTTTAGAAATGATCTAGTTACATATATTTTCCAAAATGCTATAGTTAAAACAGATCTTAAAAAAGGTTACATGTCTTATGAGGCAAGAGAAATTCCTGTTAAAGAAATGCTTTCTGATAACTTTGGAGCTTTTGTAAAAACAAATAAAGATGGTACTAAAACTTTATTCTACAATCTTAAAAATTTACAAGAAGAATACAACTCTAAAGAATGGAGTAATAAAACAGAAGAACCAAACTATTATTCACAGTTAGGTTTCCATCCGCTTCCTGCAAATACATTTACAATTGCAAAAGGTAATGACGCAAAAGCTTATGCAAGATTTGTAATGGAAAGAGAGTATTTAAGATCTGTATATCCAATTGCTGAAACAGAAATGGAAAAAACAGAGTATGAAGAGTTTTTAGCAAACAGAGCACTTGATAATACTTTCAATGTAAATCATATGTTCAGGGATCCTAAAAATGCTTTTGCTATAAGAGTGTATGATGTTATCACATCCAATCCAAAACTTGCTAATAGATTTGATATACTATCTAAATTACAACTTAACAATAACACAAGTGACACTATGTTTAATCTTGAGTTAATTGACAGAGATATTGATAATATCAAAGCTAACATCTATACTAAAAACTTAACTGATTTAGCTGACCCAGTTGTATTAAAAACATTAGCAAAAGATTTAAGTTTAAGTGATCAAGAGATTACATACATATCAGATTTATTCTCTAGGTTACCTTTGTTTGCATACATGCAATCTGGTATCAATAAAACTAGTGCTAATTTAGTTCCTTATGTAAGTACAACACCATTCTTAAATATCATGGATGGTGCTGTTGAAGATTTTACTAAACTTTTGGCTGATCCAGGTAAAGCATTTAGACTATTAGAAGATTTTTATAATAAGTTTAATGCTCAAAATAGTTATTATAATAAAGAGAAAAACAGATTCAAAAACTATTTTACAGATATCAACTTTGACAAAATAGAATCTAGAGTAGAATCTACTCAACCATCTACTAGTGTTGAAGCTAATGTTAATAATTACTATACTTTTAACTCAGCAGGTGTTTTAAAATATAAAAATAAAGAGCTTGATGATTTGTTTTTAAAATTAAGGGATACCTATAAAATACCTAGTATTCCTAAAACAAAAGAAGAAACAAGATTATTTAGATTAAAAAATGCATTACTGCTTACAAAAAATGCAGATACAAATGATTATATAAAAATACCTGATTTATCAGATATATTTACTAATACAGAAGCTCTTAAATTGTATAAACAATATTTAAACAACATTAATAATTCTAGAGATTTATTTATTGAAAGATTTAAAAATGATTCTTTATTTAATCAAGAAATAGAATTTAGACCTGGTGAAATTAAAAAAGGGTATGAGTTTATACCTAAAACAACAAAATCATTAATTGATCAACCAAGTATTTTGTTTTTAGAATTGTTTAAAAATGCTGGTTTAAAACCTGGTACAGATGCTTACAAAGCTAAATTATTAGATTTAAAGCAATTTATAGACTCTAAAACAACAGTTTTATTAAATAATGCTATTAAACTTGAGTTAGGTATTACTACTACTCAACCAGCTACTGAAACTGTAGAAGAACAAACTAATGATCTTATTACAACATCAGATCCAAACATATTTATTTTTGATGATTCTAAAGATGACAGTGCTGCTTTCTACAAAAAATTAACCAGTACTAACTCTACAGTAGGTTTTGTTTATAATGCAACCAAGTTTGAAATAGATAATAATAAAGATCTTCCTGGACAAGGTTATTTAAGATTAGTATCCAAAGATACCGCCTTACCTTTTGTTACAAGTTTGACTAATAATTTTGATAACTTTAGTAACTTAGCAGCTGATAAATATCAAAGTGTGAAAAACTATTTTGATAGAAAAATTCAGGAGCTTAAAAATGCTAAAGACTTAGGTAACAAAATTGCACTTCCTAAAGCAGGAATAGGTGATGCTAAGAAAATGCCTAAAGAATTATTTGTATATTTAAGTAAGAGATTGTTTGAAGAACTAGGGTATTTAAATCCAGGTTCTACAATGTATAAAGACATAACAGAAATATTAAGTAATAAACAAGGTATCTCAGATGATGAAATTCTTGCATCACTAGGTTTTGAATCTGATCCTTTTAACTGTGTATAAAAATGGTTTGTGAAGTAAAAGTAAATTCTATCAAGTATTTAGAAAAACAAAAAGCAACTAATGATGTAAGAAGAATAATTGATACAGCAAAGTTTAGTGAGCTCAATGAGAGTCTTACTAAACTTGCTGTAGACAAGTATGGCTTAGAAACAAATGGAGAATTACTTTTTCAGGATACTGAGATAAAACTAAAAGATGATAGAACTTCTACATATAGAAGAGATAGTATTGTTACTATAAACAGAGCGGAGCCCAATGAGCCTTTGTTTGAAAAACTTCAAGAACTCAAAGTTAGATATGATCAAAGACAGGCAATAGCTGATAATGCTATTGTACCAAAAGAAGATTATAATAATAATGTACAAGAATTATTTAATTCTAATCCTGAATTAGCTAAAATAGGTACACCACAACAATATACTGAGTATATAAAAACTATATTTCCTGATAGTAAAGTAAAAGATATTGTTTATCATGGTAGTAAAGAAAAATTTGATAAGTTTGATAAAACTAAATTAGGTCAATTTACTGGAGCTGAATCAGCAAAACAAGGTTTCTTTTTTGCAAAAAACTTTGACACATCTCTTCAATATGTTATTAAAATTGCTGTTGATATAGCAAATGAACAATTAAAATTACTATCTCAAAGAGACATCAATGTTGAAGATACACTTTATTTAAAAGATTTACAAGACCAGTATAATGCAGTATCAAATGAAAGTACAAAAAAGTTAGTAGATTTTTTAACAAGTGATAAGTTTCCTCCTTTTACATATTTTAATGTAGATAATATAGATGACTTAAAAAATCAAATAATAAAAATTGTTTCTGAATTTGATGGAAATGTTAATGAATATATATCTGAGTTTGATTCTATTATAAAAGATGTTATGAATTATGTGAGAGGAATGGTAATCAATATAACTAATCCAATTACATATGATTTTAATCAAACAGAAAAATATCAAACAAGAGAAATATCTTTTAATACATTGTTAAAAAATAAAACTACTGAAGATGGGGCAATTTTTGAAAATGTTTATGATCCTTTATTAGATACCATTTATACAGTATTTGAACCAGAACAAATACATATACTAGGAAGCAATGATGACATAGAAGGGTTTAAACAGTTTGTTAAAGGTATTTCTAAACAAGCTATGTTTATTAGAACAGATAATAACATTCCAATTATACCAATTGATTTAAATACAATCAATCAACAAGCATCAAAAGCTGTTGCTGAAGCTATAGCATCTAAATTAGCAGCTAAACTTGGAATAAATTATCATAACTTATCTCCAGAGCAAGCTACAGAAATGCTTAAAAACAATCCTGTACCATATAGAGGTGAGCCTGCATTCTTTTATAATGGAGCTATATTCATTGTTGGAGATAATGTAAGACCGGGTATTCTACTACATGAATTTTCTCACCCATTACTACAAGGTATAAGAAAAACAAATCCTCAACTATTTAATAATTTATACAATCAATTATCTAAAACAGATGAAGGTTTAAGTATCATGGCATATGTGAAAAAAGCATATCCTGAACTAGATGTTAATTCTGATTTGTTTAAGGAAGAAGTATTAGCATTTGCTATGCAACTAAAATCCATGAATAAACTTGAAAATAAAGTTGAGACAGAAGGGTTTCAATCTTTTATGACCAAGTTATTAGCTTCATTAAAACAGTTATTACGTGAAATATTTGGAAATGGAGTAAACTTGAAAAACCTTAATGAATCTACATCTCTTGATGAACTAGCTGAGATGCTGCTTGATGATACCATGTTTGACTTTGAAGAAGTTAATCTTACTGAGGATGATTTGGTAATGTATGTTAGAGATATTTTTACAGAAGCAGATAAACTCACATCTAGTGCAAGTGCTAATGTTTTACAAGAAATAGTAAATGAATTTTATGCACGTAACTTACAGATTGTTAATCAAATTAAAGACTTCAAATCTGATAAAGTAACAAGAGAAATGTTAGAAAAAGCTTTAAAAAAGCAAAATACAACAAACTTATTACCTGGAGTAGATGAAATTCTTAAAGGATATCAAAACATTAATAATCTAAATGTTATATTAAATGAAGATCTAGAAGATCTAGAAAAGACAAAACAAATGGCTGCGGCTTTAATTAACAGTGTTGATAGGATTAATACATCAAGTAACAACATAATTAAAGAGCTTAACAATATCAATAAACAACCTAGTTTAATCAACAATAGAAACACAATTGCTTTACTAGGTCTTTATAAAAATACTTCTGAATCTTGGTTAAATGTAATTGATCAAATCAATGAACTTTTAGATGAAACTGAAATAGATAAAAACAGTGAGTTCTATTCACTTATTACCAGTATTGTTAATAATGCTACTATAATTAATTCTAAGATTGCTCAAATTTATAAAAAAGGAGGTATTCAATTTTTTGTGGAAATCACAGGTTACATGAATGAATTTGTAAATAAAGAGTTAAAATCTAATTTAGGCATTGCTTTAAAAAAGGCATTTTCTGAATCTGAGTTAGAAACAGCTGTAGATGAATTATATAGAAAAGTTGTTGAACAAAAATTTACTCCAGAAGATGCAAAAGCTCTTCATGATAAAGGTGTTCCTGCAAATATTCTAGATGAGTTCATAAAAAAATATAACAACTATATTGTAAATGAAGATAAAATTAAAGACGCTCTCACAGGACATGCTAAAGATGTAAGCTGGTTTAACAGGTGGTTAGAATCTTATAGTTCTAGTAATGATGTAATAGTGGGTCCTTTATCTATGTTTATTCAAAACCAAAAAACTGAAGTAGAAACTAAAGTTTGGAGAATGTCTCAAGATTTTAGAGCTCAGTTAGAGATATTACTTCCTCAAGTAAATTTCAGTAAAATGAATCCAACTCAAATAAGAGACATGGTTGCTGAAAAAGATCAGATATTTTACTTTAATAAAAAAACAGGTGATTATGAATCCAGAGATGTTTTTACATTCTTAAATGAATTTGGAAATGGTTGGAGATTTGAGCTTGACAAATTAGAGTTTTTATATGAGGAAGCTAAGAAAAGCGGAGAAAAAGATAAGATTGCTAAAGCTCTTGATGAATTAAGACAATTCAATAAAGACTACATGTGGCAAGAATATACATTAGAGTATTATGAAAAAGATGATATCTTTAAAGACTCTGAGATAGGAGCATTAGCATATTCTGCAAGAAGATCTGCTTTGGAAAATTATATCAATTTACAAAACAGTTTGCAAAAAGAGTATGAAAGATTTGAAAAACACAGTGAATTGCAAGAAGCTTTCAAAACTTATCAAAGATTATATTCTTTACAGAATGAAGACGGAACTGAAAAAGTAGATGATCCAGCAAAAGGAATCTATGATAAGTCTATTGCCGAGTTATTAATCAAACACAGACAAGAAACTAATAAGTTTTATGAATGGGTTCCAATTACAAACTCTTTAGATACAGCATATAATGAATTTGTTTCTGAATTACTTACTAAGGATGTCAAAAAAGATAGTAAAGAATATGATAAATTACTAAGAGAATGGCAAAAACAAAATGTTAGAATTGTTTATTCTCAAGAATACTATGATGAAAGAACTAGATTGTTTGAAAGACTGAATGCAATTCAATCTCAAATTAATGAGCAATTAAAAACTGACTATAATGTATCAGATGAGTACAAGAAAATATTAGATTTATTGTACACATTTAAAGATGATTTTGGTCAACCGGATGCTACACAATTAGGAGAAGAAAGACTTAGAAAAATCAAAGATATTCAACAAAACATAATTGATGTAAGACAGAAATTAGATAAGTATACTGGTTTATCAAGAGAAGATTCTGCTACACTTCAGGAATTAATTATTAAATCAAGAGATGAAGAATTAACTGATGAAGAAGCGGAAGAATTAGATAGATTACTTACTGCTAAGAAAGATGTTGATGTTACACTAGTTGAAGCTTTGTCAGAAGTAATAGGTGAGTTATCTGATATCTCTAGTAAGTATCCAACAGATTATTACATGGATGCTCTAGAAACACACATGTCAAAGTATGATAACATTCCTGTTTTTACAGATGTTACAGTAGATCAATTTATCAATGGTAAATTATTCCAAGAATTAATTGACCCAGAAAGTGATTTGTATGATGCAGATTTGTTTGATTGGTTTGAATTAAGCCATGTTAAACTTCAGGTTTATGAAGATGGTGTATTGGTACCAAAATATCAGAGAACCGCGGCTAATTCCTACAGCAAGCCAACCAACCCAAAGCATTTTATAAATACTAAGATAAAGGATAACCTAACAGGAGAAGTTATCTCTCTTATTGGTGTTCCTAACATTAGACACTCAAGAAGAGAAGTTAAAAATGAGTATAGAACAATACCAAGAGGTGGTGTAAGAAAAGACTATGTTGGAAAGGTTATTGATAATAAAGGTAACTTCTTACCAAGATCTTTTGATCCAAGTTCTAAAAACAGTGCAAAAGATGGTAAGTATATTAGTGAGAAATTTAAGAAAATCAAATCTAATCCAAATTCTCCTGAATACAAGTTATTAGAACTAATGAAAAACTATCACTTGCAATTGCAAGAAGGTGCTTCAAGTTATGGTAAACTTTATTTAGATTTACCAAGATATGGTATTGAAAGAGGAGATTACTATCAAGTTTTACAAAAAGGTGAATATGGGGAAAGATTCAAAGAAGTTAGAGATAATGTTAAAGAATGGTTAAAACAAACATTTGGTAAATCTGTACAAGATAACTTAGATCAGTTTAACTACAATCCAGAAAACAACTTAGTAAATACAGACTTACAAGGTAATGAGATATCTTATATTCCTGTAACAGGTATTTATAATTTAGATGCAAAGAATGTAGATGCTGATGTATTTAATTCATTATTTAAATATGGTCTTTCTGTACAAACTCAAAGTGCATTAATTAAAAGTTTACCATTAGTAAATTCTATCATGGAAACTTTAGAAGATCCAGCTAACCAACCTAAAAAATTAGATTCATTTTCAAAAGGTATCTATAATTTAAGAAAGAAGCAACAACATCCAACTAGGTCTAATGCTATGAATAATAGAGCCGGTCAAGTAAGATCTCTTATTGAAAGAGAGTATCACGGAAGACAAGCTGTTGGTATTGAAGAAAACCATCCAGTTTTAAGTAAGTGGTTAACTGCATTAACAAGTAGATCTAGTAGAGCTGCATTAGCATTAAACATTCCATCAGATATAAAGAATCAGGTGTCTGGTTACATTCAAACTATTATTGAAGCTTCTGGAAATAGATATATTTCTGGTAGAGATTTAGCTTTGTCTGCAACATGGACAACTAAAGCTATGTTAGAGTGGACAACAAAAGGAATCTATGAAATAGGTCCTGGAGCAGTGTCAACACAGTTAGTACAAGTTTTTGACCCTAACTTTAAAGCAACAGATGAGAATGGTAAACCGGTATACAGATCTTTGTACAAAGATTTAATAAATGGTGAATGGATGTACATGCACCGTAAGTTTGGTGAGATGGAAGTTGCTATGAGATTATTTGGTTCATTTCTACATGCTGAAAAAATTGAGCAAAACTATTCAGATGGATCAAAAAGTTTAATAAATTATTCAGATGCATGGGAAAAAGATGACAATGGAATACTTAAACTTAAAGAAGGTATTCATCCTGGTTGGAATTATGAATCTACATACCATATTTTTAACAAAGGTGAGAAACTAGCGGATATTGCAAAAAAATATAATGTGACTGTAGAAGAACTTAAAGCTAAAAATAGTATTAAGTCTGAAATTCAACTTGAAGATGGTCAAGAAATTGTTATTGCTAAGTCAGAATACTTCAAGCAGTTTAAAAACAAACTACAGGGAACTTCTCGTGCTCTATTTGGAGTTTATGATAAGTTTGGACAACCAGAAGGTAACAAGTACATTATGTACCGTATGTTCTTTTTCATGAGAAAATGGTTTACTCCAATGTTTGCTAACCGTTTTGGTATGGATGTTAGTAAAGAAAACTTTGGTGGATCAAGATATGATTGGGCTATGGGTAGAACTACAAAAGGTTTTTATGTAGAGGCTTTCCAAGCTTTAACTAAAATACTAAAATCAAAAGGAGCAGATTATCAATATCTTAATGATGAACAAAAAGGTGCAATGAAAAAAGCTGCAACAGAAGGTTTAATAGTAATTGCATCTGGCTTAATAGCATCAATGTTATTTGGATTTGATGATGATGATCCAGACAAATGGAAAAAAATAAAAGCTAAATCAGGGGCCCTGTTTACAGATGAATTTAATACTTATGGTTATATATCTAATCATGCTCTGTTATTGTTATTAGGTGTTCAAGCTGAAACCGGTGCTTTTATTCCATTACCATCAATACAAGGTTTTAACTTTGGTGCTGATGATTATGCAAAAATATTAACCTCAACTACAACAGCTTTTGGAAATACACTGTTAACTTATATTGAAATCTTCGGGGATGTCTTAAATCTAATCACATTAAATGATGATGCTGTAAGATACAAAAAAAATGTTGGTCCTTACTGGTGGCAGAAAAAAGGTGAGTTAAAAACTTACAAAAGAATATTTACTATGTTAGGTTTAACAGGTGGTATTGGAGATCCAGAAACATCATTGAAAAACTTATCAAAAGGTGCAACAAGAATCAGATAAAGATTAAATGGAAAAAAAAAGGGAAAGCCGTTAAGCTTTCCCTAATTTTTAATCTTCATCACAACAGTCACATTCTTCTGACTCTTGTTTACCATATTCATTGTCAAACCAATCTCTAGCTTCTACTTTTGTAGGTCTTTCATAACAACCACAATCCATAACAGTTGCACCTGCTAAGTATGCTTCAATCATAAGTTTTCTAAAGACTACTGGATGCATAATCATTAATTTAAATCATCATTACTAATGTAAGTTTTTCTAATTCTTTCTCTTGTAATATTAAAAACACCTTTTCTATTTTCTCTAAACTTAAATCTATTGTAACTGATTGGACACATAAGATCTAATTTTATTACTTTTTTTCTGTTTCTGTTTTTATTTGCTATGCTCATTTTCAATAAATTGTTTTAAGTTTGGTTTAAAATATGATGGACCCTTTAAAATTTTCCCATCTTCTCTCATGATTGCTTTACCATCTTCACCAACTTTACTCATGTTGCTAGAATGAATCTCATCAAATACTTTCTCTATGATATCTTGCATACCATGTTTAAGTATAGTACCACACAATATATAAAGTTTATCACCTAAAGCATCTGCAATTTCTGTAAGATCTTTTTTATCACAAGCATCAAAATATTCATCATTTTCTTCAGCCATAAGTTTATGTCTCAACATCCACTCATGATTTTCTATCAATCTTGGTAATGTACCATTTTCTTGGTTAAAAGTTTCATGGAACTCTCTTACTGCTTCAATTTGCTTTTTCATCATTTTTATTTTTTTTATATTCTACCCATTCTAAATATAAACCAGTAACTAAAATTATATCTATACCAACACATAAGATAGTTTCTAATATCCAATGCCAATCAGTTTGAGTCATGCTTATATGAGTTCCAACCCACATAAATGAACCCCATCTTTGAACACCATTAATTATCAAGTATCTTAAAAAATTCATTTTAATACATTTAACTTCCACAGTTTATGCAACCCTCATCATCATCTTCTTCAGGATGTTCTTCTATTCTAGGATTTAATTCTTTTTTTAACTCATAAATTTTTTGCTGAATTTCTCCATCTTTAAAAAGGTCACCTGATAAATGAGTTCTATAAATCTCAATATCTCTCTGAATTTCTGATTCTATTCTTGACATAATATTTTATATTTAATTATTTTACAAAGATAAAAAAAGAGGCAGTTTCCCGCCTCTCTAAAAAAATAAATTAAACAATTAAAACAAATCAGGTATGAAATCAGAATCTTCTTCATCATCTGAAGAACTAAAGTCTAATGAAAAATCTGGTTCTTCTTTAGCTTTTTCTTCATTTGGTAATCTTATCAAAATATCATCTAATGATAATTTTTCAGTTTTTGGTTCTTCTGAAGGATTAACAAATACATTGTGTGCTTCTATAGCTTCTAACAATGGAGCTTCAAATGTATTTCCAGCAGGGTCTGTATATTGAATTACATCATCAACATTATCTTCTACAGCAAACTCATCTTCAGCTTCAGGTTCTTCTACTGGAGGTGGGCATACAGCTATCTCTTCTTCTTCTTCAATAACATCAAAGATAGTCATTTGAGCAGGATCTACAGCATCTTCTTCAATCTCTACAGGTTCAACAACAGCTACTGGAGCTGTGAAAACTTGTTTAGGAAACTTGTAGATACTATCTATGAAATAGTGTAGTACTCTTTGGTCCTCCATCCAAGTTCTAGGATGTGATTGTTGTAGAGCAATAGTAATTGCATTATAGAAAGTCCATAAGCTATCAGGATTTGTAAAGTTTTTCATTGGTCTGTCAATAAAGTTCTTTACAATACTTGCTTGTTCAGTAGTTAAAATACCATACTCAGCAAATAAAATACCTAATAATTGGGCCTTTTTTCTAATGTCCAGGGTCTTATCAACCATCTCATTCTTATCGGACAACAACTGATTATAGTACTGATGTGCATTTTTAATTTGCTCATCAATTGTATCTTTTGTCTCAGTGTCTGCAGTACCCATATGTTTTCTAATCCAAACTCCCATGTCACCGGATACCATCACAGTGCTAGTAGTTTCAATATAAGCACCAACAATACATTTAAATTTAATCTGTTTGTTGTAGCTATTAGTCCAAGCAAACATCATTGATAATTCAGGATCACTATTATAAGCTAACTTGTGAATTCCTTGAGCTATCTGACCATCTGCTGTACATCTATATTCTTCATGTAAAATGTTAAACCCTGCAAGTGCTAGGGCTTGATGAACATAATCAATCACAAATTGGTGACCAATTACTGTATATGTTGATCCGTGTTGTGGTAAGGGCACATTAATCAAATGTGCTTTGCTACACTCGCTAATTCTTTTTGGCATAACTAAAATAATTTTAATTGTGTAATTACTGGCTCAAGAGAATTTATCTCTTTATAAATCTTATCTAAATAATAATTCAGATTGATACCATATTCTTCAAATGGTGTCTCTACATGTTTTACATAAACTGTTTGCAACCAGCGTCCAGCTTCTATCTGGATCTCACGCTTGTCATCTTTGTTCTGTTTAATTATCTTACTACCGGTGTTAGACATGTAATACCTTAATGTATCTTGTAAATTGTCTTTTACATAGTATCCCATTTCAACATGGTGTTCTACAAATTTCCAATTACCCTTAATCTTTACACCACCACAGTAATCAAATATGTTATTCTCAGTAAGAAGATACTCTTCAGGCTTTATTCCATGTACAAAATACATAAATATAGCTTTTGGAATAATCAAAAAACTTTTGTTTTTGTGTAATGCTAGATTACTAAACTCAAACCGGCCTTTTGACTTAGTTGCTTTGAAGAAATATTCTCCATCAATTTCTTCATAAACATCATATGGGACCTTTTTCTTGAGTTCCTCATAAACTTCTTTGTCTATTTTCTTTCTTTCAGTTACAGCAATATAGTTATTTACATCTCCAAGAATTATTTTACTATATGTATCATGCTCCAGTTGCAGATTAGTTATGTTCTGCCATCTTTCACATATTTCCATATACTTATCATAATACTTTCTAGGAATCATTGTCTCTAGACCATCTGTATTCTGCATTAAAGGCATAACATCTGGAATCTCTTCACAAATCATCTCATACAGCATCATTAGACTTAGCTGACCATTTACAGTAATTCTCATGGTAAACTCAGGATCATATAGAAAACTATTCTCATCATTACTCAAACCATAAGTTGAGTTAAGAATAATCTTATATACATAGTTCTTTGGATCCTTCTTGCTTATTTTCTTTCTCTCATTAAAAAACCATTCATACAGATCACAGAATTCTGCTTTAGGAAGGTGATAGGGGGCCCATTTATTTCTAATAGCTAAGTTTGGATAATAACTGACAACATCTGAAGACATGATTACCATATCATCATCTGATTCATATACACCAGCTGTTCTAGCTCCATGAACACCACCCAGACCAAAATCTGTTTTCAAACCCTTATACTGGACAGAATATTTGAAGCCTCCTTTAGTATTCATAGGATTTAATACAATCTCCTTAAACTTATTTAGTAAATTTTGAAATGTTGCAGTTTTAAAATTTGTATAAGGTAAAATTATATCCTCAAATCTAATGTCGCTTCTATAGGTTCTTAGCTTTCTAAGTTCCCATTTCTTGTATCCAGTTTTTTCACTCAAGAAATGCAGAAACAATTCTTTAGAAATTCTTGGCTCAGATGCACTAAACAAATCAATGTTATACTCTATAGTTAGATTTTTCCGCAAATCAATTTGACTCTTATTCAACATCAAAATAGCCTTAGTAGACTTGACATCATTAATACAGTAACTAATAACCATATTAACATCATCTGCAGTAATCTCAGTACTATGATGAATTGGCATATCAACTATGTTAGTCCAATCCATTGTATACTGAATCCACTTTAATGAACTTCTCTTAGCTGGATTATCCCAGTGATTAAGTTTAAACAAATCAATTTGATTTATCTGCAGATCTCTAGGACTAAACTCAGTGAATTCACCTCTATTTTGTCTAGATATTACATCTTGTGCTTTGTAATAAAGAAATCTTGCTATCTTGTCTCCATTGCTAGCAAGTAGCATTTTTTTGTTCCTAAGAACATGCTCTGTTATTTGAGCATCAAATGCTAAGCCATTAAAGCTTATATGCCATTCATTATAGGCAATATTGTGTTCTAAAAATGTTATTAAATCAAAGATATCATTTCTGGATTCATGACACACAAATATTTCTTTATTGTCAGATTTTACATCTTCATACACAGCTACAAAACAATTCTTCAATGTTTCATAATCCATTACATAGTTTGTTCTCATAAGACACATTCAGTTAAGCTGTTTCCCCATTTAGTTAAAATTGCTTATTAAGGGATTCCAACCCTTATCCACTAACAAGTTAGCATGTTAAAACCATGTAGAGTATTCATTCCTCCTTACACCAAATAAGCAATTTAATAAATTACTTAGTTTCAGTTGCTTCTTCAGTAAAAGCTGCATAGTCAAATGTAGAAGCATTAACTGCAAAAAGATTGATCAAATCTTTAATAGCAATTTTATCTTCAACATAATATTCTTGGAAAACTTCAATTTTATTTCTTTCTTCCTTAAACTTTCTACCATTAGGTCTTGCTGACTTACATGCAACAGGATCACCATTTTCATCCATTTTAGGTAACATGTGCAAACTTTGTTTAGTAATCTTAGATATGATTACAAATACTTTTGTAGCTGGATCAAAGATACATTCTACATATGGACATTCTACCGCAATTGGAATCAATCTAAAAGTTTGTGTTTCATTCCAAGTTGCTTGGACAATCATCATTGTGTTCTTCATAAATATTTATTTTATTATTTAACAAATTTACTGCGGATTCTTCTATAGTTCCTAAATTAGCTATCTCTAATTTTAGAATTTCTTTATTTAAATCAGGTTTACTACACAATTCTCCAACAGATTTAAGTAATTCCGCATCAGCATTTAACAAATCTGCATACTCATTAAAGTATTTTTCAGGATACAAATAACTTTTTACATATTGATAGTTTCCACTTTGCGGATCAAAAAAGTTTAAAATTTTAGCTTTTAAATTCAGATTTATTTTGCTATACTTTCCATCAAGAAAGTTAGCCCACTCCTCTACCAAATCAGAAAAATCAAATGTGAATACACTAGTTTTTGAGTTAGCTTTAACATATCCAAACAACCTTGGATGTTTAAGTAAAACTGTTTTTACAAATACTTCAAAAGTATTTGTCTCATCATTTTCATATACACATACTAATTTCATATCCTCAGAGATCGTGCTATTTTCTTCCCAAGCAACATAAGTTGCATTAGGGACATAAGCTGCACCTCTTTTTATTCCCAGGAGCGGATATATGAACACCTGGGATTTTTGGAAATATTTCCTATACACTGAATTTAAAGCCATAATTCCTACAATTTTACATTATTAACAAGTAATGAGTATGGTAGGTCATATCTTCTATTATCATAGTGCCACTTAACAGTTTTCACTATTTCATTAAAAGATTCCTTCCATTTCTCTAATGTTTCTTGACTAACTTGGAATGGATACACTAGATTATACTTGTCAATAACAATAAATGTTACTTGAAACTTCCAATCAAATTTATCTTCTTTGTCAGCAAGATATTTGTTATTTGCAAGAATAGTATAAATAACGGCTTGCATCCAATACTTATAATATTCTACAGTCTCTGGAAAATCTTGGATTGCTTTTGATGTTGTCTTGAGATCATTGATGAATATAGTCTTAGATTCAGAATCTACAACTACATGATCAAGTATTCCATGAAGTCCAAAGCTTAGTTTAGGATTGTTATACTCTAAACGCAACTCACTTTCTACAACAAGATGAATATCTTCAGGTTTTCTATCTAATTGTAATAAAGCTCTGACATCTTTATTGTTTCTTAGAATTTCAATCTGAACTCTGCAGCCACTCAGAGTCTCTTGATCTACAACAGTTTTACCAACGCTGTTTTTCAAGAAATCAAAATAGGTCTTGTTTTCTTCTGTAAGAATCTTGTCAAGTCTTTGCTGATCTGTTTTGAGAGATTGGTAGAGATTAGCTGTAAGAAGTAATGTGAGAATATCTTGGGAGTAGTCATCCAAAGATAATGAATTATTACCTATTGACAAGTGAATCTTAAATAAATCACTGATGATTTTTCTTTGGCTATCTGTAGGCATCTTACCTGGTAGCTCTAAGAATTGTTCATCAAATTTTTCTTCTTCAAATAATAGACAATGCAGAACGCGCCCTGCAACAAGGTGCGCGTCTGTAGAGTCTTCTCTTTGATTAAGAACATAATGGTTGTAAAATACCACCGGGGAATATAATAACTTGTTAATTCCACTATAACTGAAGTAAAACTTCTTCTTATAGAACTGCTCTAACTCTTCATTAGAACCAATCAATGCTTGACTCATCTTCTTTTTCTTTATTAGGTTCAACAATAACTTCTTCTTGGGTATTCTCAATAGTAATTTTAGTTTCTTCAACCACTTCTTCAATTGTTTCAGTAATTTCTTCTTCAACTACATTTACATCTGATAATTCAAAAGATGGTTCTTGTTCAACTACATCTTCTAAGTTTAAACTTTCAGTGTTTACAGCTTCAACAAGTTCTTCTTCTAAAACTTCTTCTTCTACAATTTCTTCCTCTTCTTGAGCAACCGGTTCATAGTTATCTTTTAATGAAAACACATAATTTTGATTTAATATCTTGTGTATGTCATCTGATACAGTGATGTTTTTTACATGAAAAAAGTCTGTATTACCATTTCTCATGATTTCTTCATGATAATGCTTCATTAATATATCTAACTTATCTGCAGTAAGAACCTTAAAGGTGCTTAAAGATTTAATGATATGATCAAGGTCTGTATGAAATCTATATCTATCTTTTCCAATTGTGTTACATAAACTTTTAAAGTTTACATGGTTTCTTGTATTAGAATTATAAATTGTATCAGAGTAATCTTTAAACAACATTTCAATAAAAAGTAAACTATCAATAATGTTTGAATTAGCCATAATTTCCATTGCCAAGACATGATTATCTTGATCATTACTCTTAAACATATTTGATAACTGACCAAACATTTCATAGTCAATAGTTACATTCTTAGCATTAACTGCATTTATTAAAGCATTAACATTATAGATTGTTAATTTTTGTAATTCTTCAACTTCTGCAACAAATTCAGGATCAATTACATTATAAGTATGTGAATCATCATACTTATCATGAATTACAAGGTTGTGTCTATTTTTTATATCTCTAAAATTATTCATACTTGAATAAGTGTAGAATATTTCAAGATTTTCATCAACTGTTTTATGAGCTTCAATTACATCTTTTAAATCAGATACATCAGTTGGTTCACAACCTAAGTCTTTTGTAAAATAAACCATTAACTTTTCAAAGTCAGCTACTGGCATTTTATATACCCATTGGCTACTTGAATTATAATATTCATGTTGAGTTTTATCAGAACCAAAAATATAATCTGCAGCACTTATATCTCTAATAGTTTTAGTACCATTATCTTGATTAAACTGTTTTACTTTTACTCTAGGAATATTAATTCCAGGTAAAAGATATAGTTTTTCACCTTTATTTGGTTTAAAATCTATATCTTGAATATCAAACAATGGTTTAGAAATACTAATCATATGTTTAATTTCAGTAGTGAAATCACCATTGTTATTCATTGTTATAAAAATTCTTGCTTTCATTTTTTTAATATAAAAAGATAGGGATGTAATCCACCCCTATCATAGTTAATAATTATGTTACTTGTGTTTACAGGGAACTGGTTTATCCTGTTTATTTTACTGACATCTTTACTACATCTGCATTCATCATCAACGGAGCAAATTTAACTTTGTTACCATTGATTAATTCTTTGATGATATAATATCTCAAGTCATCTGTAAAAGAATCACAATCTGTAGTAAGTTTGATTAATCTCTGAACCATTGGTTGAGAAATAGAATTTTTCTCAGCAAAAGTTAAACCATAGTTAACAATTCTTGTTGCAACTACACTAGATAAATCAGCTCGGAAATCAACATCAGTTCCTATAGCACTTTTAAGTGTGTTTAACACATACTGCTCATCTTTCTCAAAGATATCTTTTGGTCCAATAATTTTATCTAGTTTATTATTAATAAACATAGTAAACATAGAAGCAAAATCATTACCAACAGAACCTTCACCAATCATTTGGATAATTGGTAAGTTCTTAGCAAATTCTGTAATAGAACTAATAGAGTTAAAGAATGTAGTAATCATCCTTGGATTAATTCTTTGAGAAACTAATTCTGGATTCATCAACAAGAAGTTAATACATCTACTGTCAATGTTAGCTTTCTCTGCCCACTTAGCCCAGATGTTAACATCAAATTTTACTTCTGTAGAAATAAATCTGGTCTTCTGAGCAACATCTAAAGAAGTTACATTATAATCACCATTGTCTGGGTTAGTAGTTAACAAAATATGCCAGTTCTTAGGTAATTTCCAAGAAGCATATGCTTGCTCATCAATAAGAGTCATGGTAGCTTGCATGAATCTATGGTCAGCTCTGGTGTAGTCATCTAAGATTAAGAAACCACCTTCACCTCTACCTTGAATCCATTCAGGAGCAGCATGAGCCATTCTCTTATTGATTACTTTGTAACCTTTCTTCATTGCTGCATCAATCTGATGCTCATTAATCCAGGTAGTCTTACCTTCTGCATTTGAAATCTCAAATTCTTTTACAGGAAAACCTACAAGGTCACCTAATTCCTCAAACTCTGCTAAGTTTAGTCTGATCATATCCATGTTAAGCTCTGAAGCTAATTGTTTTACTGATGAAGTTTTACCCAAACCAGCATCACCCTCTATATTCACTGCTACAGGAACTTTACCATTAGCTTGTATATGTTGGTTATTAGTAACCATATACTTTACAAAATCTTTTAACTCATCTAAATTTAATTGAACTTGGCTCATAACTTTTCTTTTTAATAATTTATAATTCTAACTTGATAACTTTGCCTGGTAATCTATCATTCATACTTGATCTTTCAGATAATACCCACAATATTTTGCCTTTTGGCTTTATTCTTGTACCACACTCACCATCAGTAAAGTATACTAAACTTGTATACTTTCTAATGTTTGCATCATAATACTCTAGGACGGGATCAAATTCAGTCCCACCTCTACCAACAACATTCAAATCATTCTTGCCTTTATAGGGCTCAATACTGTTGATTTTTGTATCACACTGGATAATTGTAATGTCAACACCTGTTTTATAAATGTGTTGAATCTCATTCATAAACTCTTTAAGCTCTGAATCACTTACTGAACCTGAAGTATCAATAGCTAATAAGATATGCTGACGCATTTTAATTTTCAGACCTGGAAATGCCGGAAACCTTCTGTTTTCCTTTCTCTGAAGTTTCTTGGTAAATACTTTTGTACTTGTACCAGTAAATCTTCTTACATAACCTCTCCAATCAAATTTTTGTTTTACAATTTGATCTATTTTAATAAGAGAAGACATCTCACCAGGAACATAACCTCTTTTCTTTTCAGTTTGTTCTTTAGCCTCAGTAAGAATTCTCTGAATCTGACGGTCCATAAGTTTCTGTTCTGTCTCACCTATGCCTTCAAATTCATCCCATGTAGCATGATCATCACAAGAATCATTTCCTTGTTCTAAATCATCAAGCAATTGATCCATAGCATCAGAACCAGAAGTACCATTCTTTTCTTTTTCTTCTTGAGCTTCCTTCAGCTTCTTATAATAATACTTAGTACCTGCTTTTGTATCCAGATTTAATTCATGATAATCATCAATCATTATACCTCTCATAGGTATCTTAGCTTCAATTTCTTTTAATTCTTCTGGTGTAGCATTATTATCTATTGCTAGTTTATGCTCAGCCATGACAGCATCTTTAAGTGCTTTATATTCATCTGCTGTGTAATCACCACCAGGTAACCATGTATTATCTATATACTGGTTAATCTCCATGTCCATTGCAATATTGGCCATCTTTCTATCAGCAAAAGCATGATAAGCTGTTAAGTGTCCAAATGCAATGTGTAATAGTTCGTGTTTTAACAAACCTAATCTATGTAAATCAGTCAAACCACACCAGAAAGCCTCATTGATTGCTAACTGGTAGTTTATTCCATTCTTACTAACTCCTGCTGTAGGAATGTCATTTCTCCAATGCTTGTTAAGCTGGATTAGAAAATAGCCATAATATGGCTCTTTAAGCATAAGGTCCTTACTGGCCTTGCTTAGTAAATCTACTTTATTCATACTTTCTTTTTTATTTCTAAGTCACCTTTAACATCATAACCAAACTTAATCAGAGTGTTTTTCATTTCAGAAATGTATAATTCTAAATACAACTCTATATACATTTCATTATCAGTACCACCAAAAGGAAGAACACTATTTAAAAGTGTTAAGCTCACACTTCTGTTGTCTAAAGAAGTATGTAGAAAACTACCAAATCTTTTTGTAAGCTCAGTATAGAAATTATTATGCATCCAGAATTTTTCACTCTTACCAGCAAATGAAATAATAATAAAAGCCCATTCAATATTATCTTCCATATCTAGACTTTCTAATACTGTTTTAGCCATTTCATGATTACTTTCATCACTAGATTTAATCATTGCAATCAGATTCTTACACTCTTCTTTGTTTAACTTGAAATCAGAATTTGTATTTTCCATCAGTCTTCTATTTTAGTATTATACAATTCACTATGATATTCATTCCACATTTCCCTTGGTATTCTATAATATTCATTATCATCAGGAATTGAAACCTCACCTGAGTCATAATAATTAAATGCAGGGTGATAATCAGGATTTTTTTCAAACCAGATAGCAGATGCCTCTCTAATTTTAGAATACCATTCTTCTTTTCTTTCCTGTGTCATAACTACTTTGTTTTGTAAAACCGACCAAGAATTTTTCCATCAGTCTTCTTTTTTAATAACACCATCTATGTTTATTACTTTTGGTCCAAGTTTTTCTACATCATAACCTTTTACCTTTATTAAAAATTCTTTGTATTCATCAGTAGTTATTGAATGTAAACCTTTATATATTTCTTTAGAATCAAATATTTGTTTAACAGCACCAAACATATTTACTGTATTCATATACATTTCACCCATAAATGAATCATCTCTATTAAAAATAGATGGGTCTAATGCCAATGTTGTAACTTTTTGATCATTATCATCTCTTGTAAGAGTAAATTCTAATGATAAACTTGACTCATCAGGATTTGTTTTATTTGTGAAAACCACTTTGATTTTCTCATTTTCCAGTCTAATAATTTTTTGTTCTTCTTCCATGATTATTTAATTTTTACATTTTACCAAATAGAGAATTTTCTCTACATTTTTTAACATGCTTTTCAATAAAAGCTAAATACATATAAATGCATTTAAGTGTTTTCATAACTATTTTACTTTATAGAATCTCCAAGTATTTATTATACTTTCTTGTTATATACATATCTGCTATAGGATTGTTATATACAGCTTTTAATAAAGGTAAATACATTTTACCAATAAAATTTATTGAATATACATTAACAGAATACTTAATCTTGTAAGGTTTAACTTTAACAGTTTTACCTAAAATAAACTCACAAAATTTTTTAAATGCCTTAATAGTATCTTCTGTACCAACTAAAGATATTCCGTAAGTTGTGTACTTTTTTTGATACTTAAAAATACATCCATCTCCATCAAGCATACCTCTCCAAAAGTGAGAATTATATAAATAACAATCAGGAACTTTATAGTCAGTTGTTTTGTTTTTTATAATACCTCTTTCTTCAAAAAACTTTCTAAATGTTGAATCAGAAATAGTTAATCTTACAGATTGTTTCATTGTATACAAAGGACCTGTATAATTAAAATAATTACTTACTTTTTCAAGTATTTCTTTATCTGTACTTTGTAAACCAAGTGAAAGACCTGATTTTTCATTTGAACCATCTGCTGCATAAAGACCTGCTATATAAGCAGTTATTTCATTATCTACTAGTTTATCTACATTAACTGTATACTTCTTGTTTTTTACACCAATACATTTTACAGCTTCTTTTTGTAAACAACCACATGATTGTACTTTAGATTTATTCAAAGAGGAAAAATCTGTATTAGTAATATTACCACAATCACATTGACACTTAATATAATAAGCTCCCCATTTGTTTTTATGTGATAATTTTATTACTTGAAGTCTACCAATCTTAGGTAAAGCTATTAACATATCCTTGTATGTTCTATAAGTTCCTGTTTGTGCTCTCATAGAACAAATATACAAATAATATACTACATTCCTAACATATTTTCATTTAGAACGGAAGAATCTACCTAAGATGTTTCCATTAAGAAACTGTTCTTTTTCAAGTACTTCCATACAAAATTGATGTTTAGTTTCTTGATAAGTAAGCTCCATACTTGAATAACATATTTTAAGTATTTCTCTTTTTATTGTCACACCTTGCTTATGTGCTTGCTTTAGTACTGCATTTGAACTGTAGTAATTAAGAAAATCCGGTCTAATAACCAGTTTATATTTCTTTAACCTTTTATCAGTAGTCACAGCTAAAGCTTTTTTACCAAGTGGTCTTTTTATATTAGCAAAGAAATTTTTCTTGCCTATGTAAGAAACAGACTTACCATCTATTATAGCTGTCATAAGATAAATAAATCCTATTCCTCCTTCTGGGATATCTAGTTCACTAAATACTTTACCTTTATAAGTCCAAAAATCTATTGGTTGATTCATAATAATGTTTTAATTAATTGAAATACTATGTTTCTTGTTTCTTCAAGACCTCTTACTTCTACTGTGTCAGATATATCTTTTTCAAATGGAAGAACTATATAATCAAAACCATATCTTTTCTTGTAAGTTTTAGCTGCTTCAATACCGGGCTCATCATTATCAAAAATCACTATTATTTTAGCATACTTATGTGTATACTTTTTTATAAGATTTTCTGCAATAACAGTATTTTCACTGTCCGGAGCAATAGATTCAGTATTTCCAATTCCAAGAGTTTTGAAAGACATGATATCTTTCAAAGATTTAGTTATTATTAGATACTTAGACTCAAAATTAACTTGTTCAGAACCTTGAATATAATCAGAGACTTTAATAAACTTACTTTTTTTATTTTTAGGTTGATAGATCTTATACAAAGTACCATCTTTTCTAAAATAACCATAAGTATAATTATTCTCAAATCTTAATTCTTTTAGCTCACCATCATTATCTGTTTTACTAAGTATAAAATACTTCAGTGGTTGAACATTATGCTCATTTAATAGTTTAGAACCTATTTTATAGCTCATCCAGAAATCCTGATCAAGATTATTCCAGTGTCTTATTTCATAATCAGAAACTTCATATCTGCTTTCGGCCACATACTCTCTGGGAGTAATATCATGCCTAGAAATGTATTCTGAATAGTCATCCATTATCTTTCTTACAGCAATACCTCTAGATTCTAGATTATAATAGTGTAACACAAAATCAATTGTATCACCAGATTTACCAGTAGAGAAATCCTTAAACCTATACTTACCCATTTTATCTGAATATATACAAAAGGAAGGTGTCTTCTCTGCAGAAAATACTGATTTAATTTTAACATCTTGTCCAATAAGTTTTTCTGGAAGATTAAGATAAAATTCAAATACCCATTCTGTAGGAACCTGATTCAAATCATATATAATTGCTTTAGTAGAAATCATAACAATTTATTTTAGAATAAAAAAGGGAGCACTGAGACTCCCTTTCTCAAAAGTTAATTACTTTTAATCTAAGCTGAAGTCAGCAGCATTCTTACTTGGTATAGCTAAATCAGCATCTTCACCAAATTCTTTTTTCTCAGTTACTTCAAGCTTTTTAAGGTGTTTAGTCTCATTATACTCAACAACTTTACCACTTTCAGAAGTACCGTAAGAGTATTTGTTACCTTCACCTTTTGGTAAATACAAATCATAGTTAGTATAACCAGTTTTACCCATATATTCTTTACCAGCTACACACCAGTTAAGATATGTATCTTTAATTGGAGCATTTGCACTAAAGTTTTTAACAAACTCTTCAATAGTATCATATTTATTATCTTGAGCAATAAACCACTCATCAACACCATATGTGTGTGCTAAGTTCTTTAAGAAAATCATAATTGATCTATCTCTTTGAATCTTAATACCAGATTTTGTTTCACCATCAGCAAATGCATATTGACTAGCTTTTAATCTACCAATTTGACCTGCATAATGACCTTTACTTTCATCATCTTTGTCAATCAAAAACCCTTCAAAATCATCAATAGCTGGAGTTTCTACATTCAATATTAAGTGATATGCACCTTCAATAAATGAAAAATCTTCTAAGTGAATAGAGTTAATTTTTAAAATTTGATTACCTGGTGTAATTGTTTTTGGCACCCCTGTGCCTTTTCCTAAATCAGTTGTACTTAAAGCCATCTTTTTTTTCTTTTTTAATTATTAAACTTACTTTTTTATTTTACATATACTTCATCCCAAGAAACTTTTAATGTTCCATCAGTAGAATCAGCAATTACTATTTCTTTGTTTCTCAAGTGATCCGGTCTAGCACCACAAGTTACTTCATCATTTGTCTTAAAACTCAACATAGTTTTAGGACCCTTACGGTACATGTAGCCGATCGCGTCAGCATTAGCACAAACTAAAGATTTTATTTTACCTGTCAAATCTATATTAGCAGACATAACCATCTCACCTTTATCATCAACTTGCTTGTCTTTGATGTGACCAGATAAGATTACATAGTCAGCTAATGTATCTACAAAATCCAATACTTGGAAAAAAGCTTGGCGAATATACAAATAACCTGCACCATTTGGTAAAGTTGTTATATTATCTCCATCATAATTCTTTCCCATCGGTGTTTGACGGTAAATTTTTATTGCAAGTGGATGAATCATTTCTTCCAATGCAGTTACAGTATCTATAGTGATATAGGTATAAGGCTTATTAGCTTCTCTAATAGCTTTACCTGTATCCAATAACTCTTGTAAACTAGTAATAGGAATTTTTAATGCTTCAATAAAATCTGCACCATGTTCTAAATCTAAGATTAAATTATTCTCAAGACCAGCATAACAAGTAGTTTTACCTGTTTTTGGTTTTGAATAAATAACCAATCTTTTAGGATTAGCTCTCTGAGCCTTTACCTTTGTAGTTGGAAGTACTATACTCATTACTTACTAATTAAATCATTTAACCATTGCTTGTTACTTACAGGTTTTTTCCACATGATTGCTGCAAAATCTTGTATTGTCATTTCAGCAATATTTACATCTGGAATGCTAGGAATAGATTTAATCTCTGACACAGAATTATTAGTTTTTGGTTTCAATTCTTCTGTAAAATCAGGAAAATCATTGTTATCAACTAAAGACTTTTGAAGTCTTGGTAGGTCTATATCAAAATCACCAGCTTTCTTTTTCTCTTCAAGTTCAGTAAGTCTTTTCTCAAACAAACCAAAACTTAATGTGGATCCATCAGAATTAACAGCTACCAATTCTTGTAAAGGAACTGTGAATAAAGAATAGTCAGCACCTGTAGAAGATGTACCACTTTTCTTATCATACTCTTCTGAGTAGAAAGGATTATACCTATATCTAAACAATTGTCTGTTTTCATAGAATGGTTTAACATCTAAAATTGCTCCAGATGGATCAGTTACATTGTCATAAAATTCAATGTACAAATCTTCACCTTTATTTAATTCAGACTCAAAAAATTGAACTTGTCTACCATATTTACCTTTTTGAAAAAAGGCTGTTTTAATCAAGAATGCAGGATCAGACTCTCCTATCTTCTTAAAAGTTTCTATGTGATTCACATAGAATTCTTTCTCTCTTGTTTTTCTTACTGTTGTTACGCTCATATTGTTGTAATTTTTGGTTTAATTGCTGTTGGTGGTGTTGGTACTTCTACAATCCTCATTGTAGTCCGATCAAGTTTAAAGAAGCTTATTCTAGTAGTACCATTCCTTGATTTAAGGAAATGAAACACTAAGATATCTTCATCCTGAATAATAAATTTCTCAGGACCATACAACCTAATTTTTCTTACAGAAGGCTTATTAATACCCATAACTACATCAGCATGTTGTAGCAAAGCATCAGACCCGTAAATATCAGAATCTAACACATAATTTCCATAAACACCTTCTTCCTGTCTTTTAGGATCATCTATGTTTCTGTTAAGTTGACTTAGTACAATAAATGCTATAGGATATTTCTTTTTCATCATTGTGAGAGCCTCACCTAAGCTTCCAAGCATTTCAAATTTGTCTTTCTGTCCCTTACCAACTTTAAATAAAGCTGAGTGATCTATAGCAACTAGCATGTTATTAAAAGTACCATCTTCATTTTTGTACTTATCCATTTCATAGTGTATAGTGGCACACATCTCATCTACTGTACATGCATCATAGACAACATTAATCCTGTCCATTGCTTGCATGTTTTGGTAATACTTAACACATTCATCATAGATTCTCTTATCTACAAGTTTCCCATCTTTACTCATTAATGTGTTGTAATCAGCACTTGTAATCAGACTTAGTTTTCTTACACCGCTAGTTTCATCTACCATCTCCATCTGAAACTTTAAAACTCTAAAATATTGGTCACTGTTGTTAGCAATAATATCACTAATCAACTGCTCCATAAATAAAGTTTTACCAGTTCCAGGTCTGGCACCAACTACGGTTATTGTTCTCCATTCAAGACCATCACAGAATGCATCATTAAATTTAGGCCAGGCACTCTTTAGGGATTTTAATGTACCTTGTCTCCTAGCTCTAATTTTATAGAGTGCTTTTTCTACGGACTGCCTTTCACTAACAGGTAGCAAAGGTCTTGCACCATTAAATAAATTTGACATATGTGGATTTTAAAAATTGATCACACTATGTTGTCCCTAAAATAAGTAGGAACTTCATCTGCACCAGATACTACTAGTTCACAATATGTAGCCAGATCTGACTCAAAGGATTTATCCAAGTTTTGTTTGCGGATAAAATATTGTGAATTTCTCATGTATTCAAATCTTTTAAGCTCATATTCAGACACATATTTTTCAGTTGCATTTAAAATTGTTTCCCAGCTATAATCATAAGTTTCAAAAAACCACTTGAATGCTCCTTCTAGATTTTTAACATTTACTCTAGCAGGTTTGCCAGAGTTAAGTTTTCTATTAGGAAATATTTCTAAGTAGTTTAACATCATTGTTATGTAATCTTCTCCCATAAGTGCGCTAACAGTTTTCTTTTTAGTTTTTTTAAAGAAACTATTAATTTCTTCTGTAAATATAAGACTTTTTGCAGTTAATACCAAATCATCATTAACCCAATCACCAGCTTTTAGTCTACTGATTTCCAAGTCTTTATTCACAAATTTGTTTGGTATAACTTTTTCTTTTAGACAATGCAACATGTAATATGTATTAGGCATTAAGTCTTCTTTAATCAGTCTATTAAATATCTCCACCATCACCAAAGAATTAAGTATTTATAATTTTCAAGCACTACTTTTTGTGTTGTAAAAAATACATCTTTTGAATCCCATTTATTAGATTTATTATAAACAGCAGATGCAGGATGAGGACAGAATAATTTATAACAATTGTCATTAACACTATCTGCCCAAGTACTTGCTTGTTTTCCCATGTAAATATACACCAATCCATTATTATAATTTGATAGATAATCAAAAAGATAATTTAACAATGGCTTCCATATATCATAATGCTTACCAATTTTACCTATTTCAGTTGTAAGAGCTGTATTAAGCATAAGTATACCTTGATTAGACCATCTGGTTAAATCGGGATTATTGCTAACACAATCTCCTTTATAAACAGTTCTGTTTACCTCATCTAACATAAACTTTAAACTTGGTTGCAACTTCATTGTTTTACTACAACTAAAAGCAATACCATCAGCAACATTAATTGTTGGATATGGATCCTGACCTACTATTACAACTTTAAGATCATCATAAGGACTTTCTTTAAATGCTCTGAATACATCTCTTAAAGGAGGTGTAAATCTTCTATCTAATAAACTTTCATTAGCAAGTGACTGGATTATATTTTTAAAATCAGAACTATATATAAAAGTTCTTAATACTCTGGCCCATCCAGAAGGAATTAAATCTTCATATAATTTGTCTACAATTTTATCTAATTCTAGTTTTTCTTTCATAATTTTACAATTGTAATTTAAACTAAGCTAACATGATTAAAGTTAAAGAAATGAAAGATGATGCCATTGTTCAAGTACCTGTAAGTAAAGGTTATTACATAATGGTTAAAAACTTAGCCTATATTCTTTTGAATAAAATGATTCAAGATAAAAAATCTGAAGAATATCTTAAAGAAATAGGTGTTAAAACATATGTTGAACTTGATGATGATCAAAAAGCTATGCAAACTGTAACTTTATTAGTTGCTGAAATTGAAGCTCAAGCAGTAGTTCAGAAACAATTTCAAGAGAAAGAAGTATTACAACCAGGAGATGAAGGATTTGAAGCTCCTACTGAAGGTTAACATTCAATTCTACTCCTATTTCAATACAAGCTTGAATAGTTAGCATAAGCTGGTCTTTGGTACACTCTGCAAATGATTTGCAAAACTCACCTTCTGAGTCTGTGTAGCAAAGACCAGATCTTTTTTTGACAATCTTTTTCATTTCTTCAAAAGTATAGCCGGATTCTTTGGCTAACTCTCTAATACATGCATGCACTTTATTAATTTGTGCTCTACTGTGATCTGCATTAGCTAGATCAATATACATTTCTACTTCCTGTCCTTCAGGTATCTTCTGTAGGAACAGTTCATATGCCAGCTTATCCTTTGGATTGGAATAAGTAAGCTTACCTTCTTTTTTTACAAGTTTGCCTGTGTACATATTTTTAGTGTTTCAAGAAAATTAGTTAAACTTTCAACATCTTTAATAAGTATCTTATCTACTTCAAAGCAATCTACAGTCCAATTATCATCATCAATTTCTTCAGTTGAATCAGAAACTAATGTGATACCATCTACTACATCAAGAACATAGTAGTAAAAGTCTTTATCATTACCACTTTCTTCTTTGGAAACATCTCTTCTGGTAAACCCAGCATCAATTAAATCTTGCTCTTTCATAATTTGTTTTTCATTTTAAACATCATTAACTCCGGTGTTGCAATTTTAAGATAGTTATCTTTAACATGATCTACATACCAAGGTGATTCAAGTTTGTCTTCTCTTAATTTCCCAAACTGTTTTAAACTTAAAACAACAATATAAATATTATCATCATCAGCTTGTAGCATCTCAAACATTCTATTGTTTTCATCTTTAGTAATTATTTCAAGAAACTCTAACAAATTAAGTTCTAGTTTGTATACAAATAACCATTCTCTCTTATTGAGAAAATCATACCTTGGAGAAAATATATTTACTTGATGCTTAAATAATATAAGATATATATCATTTTGTACATCTTTTGATAAAGTAACATGTAATCTAAGAAGATCTTTTGCTAAATACAATACTTCCTTAGCAACATCAGCCTTTATATCACTGTTTCCCATATACAATTAATATTACTAATAACCGGAACTCCTCAACTATCCTATAGAACAACTTTTTCATGGCTGTAATACTTGATAAATACAATTCTCTACAATAAGATTCCAAGTAGCTGAAGGATCAGACTCTTCTTCATCGGCATACATAGCAAGAACTTGATTTACTTGCTCAGTTGTTAAACTTTTTTTGATGCTGTTAGCTACCACTACTACATCAATTTCAGATATATTACTTACCATGTGTTTCTTTTTTATTTAAATAATTATAATTTCTAATGTGGGTAATAGCAGCATGCTCATTACATAATCCACATGTTCCAAGATAAAATGTGCAAATCATTGCTTTATCTTTCTGTTCTTCTGTGAGATATTTTACTCCACAATTCACACAGACATAATCTGATTTTCTATTCTCCTTCTTTGTCATAGATTTCTTTTTCTTCAGGACTAAGTTCTTCATATTTAGGTATAACATAACCAATAATCATTTCATTTTCAGTATAGTATTCTTGATTTTTATAACCAAAACAAATACGGTTAGTTTCAAGTTGTATACTTCTTTCTTTTTCAAGTTGCATTTTAGATTCATTACTAAAATACTCTTCATTATACTTTCTTTTTCTAAGAATAAGCATTATCAAAAAATACAATTCTGAATCTTTGTCAAGTTTCATAAGTGCGTCAAGTAAACTATTTGTTGTATACCTGCAATAATCTATTTGATAAAAATCTTTTTCTTTCATAATTAAATATCAATATGAATTAAAAAACTAATTTTTCTTTTAATAGTTGGATATGTTTCCAATAACCATTTTGTCAAAGCATCAGTGCTTTCTTTACCATCAATATGGCACTCAATGTAAGTATGCTTTTTATAACCATGTATCAAAGGATTAGTTCTTAACTCTACCGGTATCTCAGATACGGGAATTATTGATCTTTTAATTGTTTTCATACTAACTTTTTATGTTTATAACAATCTATACATATGTGATACCCAGGAGTTACACTTGGTACATATGTATGTTTACAAAATAATCTTTTAATCTTTTTCCACATACTATTTCTTTTTAAATTGATTGAACCATTCAAGATCTTGTTTAAGAAGTAATTCCCTAAAAGGTGTCATAGTAGTGCCAAAATGTTTACATCTTGCTGTTAATAATTCTATTACTTCTTCCTCACTATACATTCTTTCAGCTTGGTAATTAGCACCTTCAATCATTCCTGATTTAAATGCTGCTTTAGCTGTATCAATTACTAATTGACCTTTTACATCAGCATCTTTAGAAATAAAAATACCATATTTGTCTTTCTGCAATCTTTCAGCAGCTTTTTCTAATGATTCTTGTTTAGGTTCTTCATATAATCCTAATTCTTCATCATCATGCATCATATTAATAAGATGTTGCTTTTGTTCTTCTTGTGGTATGATTATCATGTACTTGTTTTTTAAACATTCTTCAGCATTTGGACACATATCATGATTCCACTCACAATTAAGACAATTTCCAAGTTCATAGTTAACTTCAACAAACTCACAAGTAGGATTCTTAACAAACCATTTCAAGAACTCATCATCAATAGCTTGAACACCATCAGCAATTAGAGTTGGGTCTGTTGTTAGGATGATTTTTTTATAATGCCCACAATCTCTATATACTTGTACAAGCTCTTTAGAAACTTTTTGAATGTTGTAATCTTGTTTTGTACTGTAAACAAAATCATCTTCTTTAATATCCTCCAAAGATGTGATATAGATATGACTTGATGTTCTCCAATTTAATGATTCTTTAGAGAGTGCATATTGAGGTGTGAAAGAATGGTAGTAGTGCAACCTACTTGGTTGGTCTGTTGGTATAATAAATATATTTTTCATGATTTCTTTTCTTTAATTAGTTCAATAAGTTTATCTATACAAGATGATTCTGCTTCTTCATAGGTTTTATATTCAATTAAATCATGAAAAAATAAACGGCCTATACCATATTTCAAAATTTTATCAACATACCAGTATAGTTCTTCAGATTCATCTTCATCATAAGCAAATGAAACCCACAATTTGTGCTCATCTCTAAACCACTTGAAGACTTGTGATTTTAGTGGTGCTGAAATTCTACCAATTTCACTTAAATTATTATGATAAAATTGATTCTGATTTAATGAAGTTAGTTCACCATCATCTGGGTCAATATCAAAAAATATTTTATCTTCAACATTATTAAGTCCATAATAAGCAAAACAAGGTTCATTAAAACCTAATTCCTTCAAAGCTAATGCTTGATTATAATTTACAAAGTGTTCTTCCATCTTAATTCTTTTTAATTGTGTGAAATTCATCAAAAAACTTACTTATGTAAGTGCTGTATCCTGGATGTGCATAGTTTCTATCTAAGTGAGATAAATACTGCTCTCTTGTCATTTTATGACCTTGCACAAATTCTAAGTATAATTTGTAATCAAGTACACTATGTTGCCAAGACTCAAAATGTGCAAAACCTTTCTTACTTCCTAAGCTTTTAGTAGGTCTTACACCAGGATGTCTCATACCAAATAAGTTCTTATTTGATTTAAATAACCCACTGCACATGTTACTTTCTTGCCGTACAATAGCATAGGCAATCTCAGGATGTTGTATATTCTTTTCTAGAATATAACTTACTAATAGTTCTCTATCTAATTTAGAACTATCTACTGCTACTACTACTGTAGTATCTTTAATCACTTTCTTTACAACCTTAATTTTTTTATTTTCACTTTTCCCTAAGCTTATTAAACCAGTTGTAAATACTGCAATTATCACAAACATTACTGTTACTTTCATATACATATTTTTTTAAAAATGCAGGAATTCCACCTGCTATACCCTGTTGTAATCCGCAAGGCTTAGAGCTACTTATTCACTCCCGTATTTTTAGTTTGTTTAGACTTTTTTTCTTTTTCATCAAGCTTATTGAAATACTCAAGCCTCTCTGCTATTTTCTTGTTCACCAGATTGTAGTCTGGCATAGTGTTCTCCTTCTTCATTTTCTTTTTGTTTTAGAATATCAAGAGCTTCTCCAAGAGATAAACCATCAGGTGTAACACCAGAGTTTATCAAATCCATGTAGATCTGTTTAATCTTCCCCATTTTGTGTACCTCTCATGATTGCACCAATAATACCTCTAAAAGGATCATTTTCTTCTTTACCAAGTCTATGACCAACTAAAAAACATACAAATGCAAGCTCATTAGGATGTGTTACACCTTTACTTGCTTCAGCAAGTATATTTGTTATAGACTCATTAGCACAAGCTGTTCTTGTTATTGCATACAACTCACTTTTTCTTTCAGGTGTAATACCTAATGTACCTGTGATAGTATCATCTGCATCATCAATAATCTTAACTGTAAGATAGTCTTGGTAATCAGGTAAAACTATTGGTGTTTCTTTTTTACTAAATAATTGAGAGATCCAATTCTTCTTCTCTGACTGTGATTTCTTGTTTTTCATAAATTTCTAAAGGTATAAAACGTGAAGCACTATAATATTCATACGGAAAAGAATCTGGAGAAAGATATACTTCCTCCAATTCAAATCCTAATTCATTGCCCATAAGTGCTAATTGAACAATTTGTTTTACAGTATATACATTACCTTGAACAATCCATTCTGTAAGAGGAATCTTACCTGGTTTATTCTTGTCATTAATACAAACTACTTTAAGCATACTCTTTTATTTCAGATTTTAACTCCATCTGTTCTAAAGATGTGTTAATCTCTAACATATCCATATAATTACCAGATACAATATCTACTGAACCTTTACCATCTGCTATAAGAGCGCATTGTTCTGCTTGATGGGCATCATGATTACAAAATCTAATTAAGCATGCAATAACATATAAGAAGTCATGGTGATCATCATTATGCAAAACAATCTTGTGTGTTTTAGTATCTTCCATATTATAATTTATGGAATTTTTTTCAGTATTCAACATTAATATATTACATTAAATGTTTTGTAAGTTACTTTAGTTTGGTCAAATCCTTCTAAAGCTTGCTTAACCCAATGTTCATCAATAGTATTCTTATAACATAAAATATGTACTACTGCTGTCTCATCTGGATTAAGTCTCAATAATCTACCAATTCTTTGGGCAGACTTTCTCTCATTACCATAAGCATGAAGAATAATACCTTGTTTAAGATCGGGAATATTAACACCTTCACTCAACTGATGAACAGTAGAAAGACAGTTAATCTTACCTTCTTTAAACCAAGTTAAACAATCTTCACTTTCTTTATTACCACTATGGTAAGAGTAAGGAGATAATAAATCTGCTTGCTCCTGTGTATTTGCAAAGACAATAACTTTATTCTTCTGAGTAATGCTTGCTAATAATTTCTTAGTGTATTTTTCTTTACTAGGATACTCCATAAGAGCGCGCATTCTCATGATTCTGAGCATATGTAAATTACCTGCTCCGGACTCAACTCTTTGAGACCAGTACTGATAATTTAATTTCTCTGAGGTCAGGAAACTATTATTCTTATTCTTTACTAAATAATCTTTCTTATCGGACAACTCAAGCATATGAACAAATATCTTGTAGTCATTCAAGATATTATTCTCTACTGCATCATCAGCTTCAAAGCTATATACAACAGGACAGAAATCATTTACCATTCTACCCTTTTCAGAGCCATGGTGTTTAGGAGGAGTACCAGTAAGACCCAGTATCTTTCCTTTGTAGTTCTCTAAGAAGAATCTATGTGAATCCAAAAGACTGTGTACTTCATCCAAATAAACAATATCATAATCATTAGGATCATGTTTGTTTATGCTTAGATAAGTAGTAAACACAATTCTTCCAAGTAAATGAGCTTTATCAAATTTACCTGCATCATCAATCCATGATATGAATATAGATTTCTTTGGTGCTACAACCAAAACTTTCTGAAGAGGTGTAGTATTTCTTTCTAAGTGAATCAAACCAACTTTAGTCTTCCCAACACCTGTTCCAAGTACAATACTACAACGTCTATGATCATCAGTTTTGCTGATAGCTATATCTTGTACATCATCTTTTGTAATCATTTTATTTTATTTTTGAAAATTTTGTTTGGTTTTCTTTTGAATATTATATAATATTAAAAACTTTTTGTTGAATAAAATGATTAGCTACTGTTGTATCTGTCATTAGTTTGACAACATTGATGTTTAATTCAATATTTTTTAAAACATTTTCATGATTGTAGTTTTCTCCATAAGCTTTTATAAAATTACTTAAGAAATTAAACTTAACCCATCTGTCTGCTTTGCCAATTTTTATAAACAAATCACTGAATTTTTTACACATTTCTTCAGCATTTACATTCATAATTTTAAATTCACCATTTTTAATAATATTACTCATAGTGGAATTTTGCTTAAATTGATTTTCATTGTAACAGATTGAAGCAATCATCAAAGGTTCTAAATTATATAAGTTCTTATACTTTTTAAGAATTAAATAATCAGGATTAGAATACATCCATGCATTAATATAATCAAGTAAATTCCAAGATTTACCAGAATTATTATAATAAGCCATTTTTCTAACTATATCAGTTTCATCTTTAATTTCAATATATCTGTATTCAACAGGTATATTTTCTCTTTGACAAGCATGTACAAGATGTTGACCATCAATAACATATGTCTTTAATTCACCATCAATTGCATTAGTTCTTACACATATAACTTGTCTAGTAATACCAATTGCTCTTATACTTTCAACTAATTTTTCTACTTGTTCAGAATTAATGTTTCTATTCATTGGTAAATAATTAAACAATGAATAATTTGTTGTTACACTAATTTGAATAACTTGCTTTTTCATAATCATAAACTTTTTTAATCAGACTTTTATTTTAACCAATTCATAACTCTTGCCTCTTCTGTATGTGTGTGTATCCAGTCATGACAATTTCTACAG